GCAGTACTAGTGTTAGAAGTTTTTTCATGTTGTGCCTTGGTTATTGATTGGTGCTGACTCCCGGATTCGAACTGGGGACATCCTGATTACAAATCAGGTGCTCTACCAACTGAGCTAAGCCAGCATTCTTTTATTTAATACCTATTATACAGTCTGTTATTTTTTGTGTCAATTAGGTTTGTATTAATTTGAATAATTTTTTCTTATAGTCTTGTATAAACTGGTTTCTTGCATGTCGTATCAGAGATACGTCTACGTCCTGTATTAATGTCTTACGCATTATGTCAAAGTTTAAGGACGGTGCCGGGAATGTATGGGTCCCTATTGCTAATAATCCATCATAATGATATCTACCACATTTTAAACTTTTTACTTCTTGTTCATTTGACCACTTCCAACAATCTTCAAAGTTCCAGTCCTCTCTTTGCCAATTTACAAGAGCATTATTAGTAACTTGGTTAACAGTTTTTTGGTCAGCCCATAGATAGCCTTTGTTTCTATATCCATACTTCTCGTATTCTAAATTAAAGTTACTATCAGCCTGATACATACCAGGCTTTTGAATAACGAATGCCATCCAGTTCCAACTATCTAGTGATATTTTGCCAGATTGCAAGTCTTCTGAAGTCCTTTCCAGTGATGATATAGGTTCGTAGGGCAAGCCTGCAATAAATCCACTATGCATTGACAAGTCTGAGAACTCTGTACGCAACATCTGTAGTGTGTCTATTACCTTTTGTCTACTTCCGCCCTTACCGATCACTGATGCGGCTTTAGGGTGCATTGTTTCTATACCAAATATAGTAGCCCTTACACCTATGTCCTTCAGTATTGGAATACTTTGTGGATTGCGACCTAATAAATCTAGCCTCATATAACACCAAAGTCTTAACTGTTCTGGTAGTGTGTCTGTTACTTTACATATTTGTTCTAGTTTGTCTACGTCGTCATTAAACGTATCGTCTACTACTGCATAATGCTTTATACCATAGTCCCAGTATGCTTGATGTAATTCTTGTTTTAGTGCATCAAACTTCTTAACATATTCTAATTTCTTTTTTCCTAAATTTCTATGAAAACAAAACTTACATTTAAATATGCAACCTCTGGCCATTTCAATTGGCAATGTTGTATAATTAACTACATCCTCAGGTAGCCAATGCATTACATCAGACATAAAGTTATATGTTTCATTATGTTGACTATCAACTATAGTAATACCATATATGTTTACAAAACTATCCTTTAGTGGTTGTCCATGATCTAGATGATTCATTATGTTAATAGTACTGGTCTCACCAAGGCCTACCACTGCGAAATCGACATTTTTGTTTGCAAACTCTCTATGTGTTTTTGCTCCGCCTATGACAATCTTAACATCTTTGTTATATTTTCTTATTTCGTTTAGAATCATTTCCTCTCTGCTTTTCTCTCCTGAGATAAGTCCGTCCTCACTTACCCAAAGGAAAGTCGTACTGAATCCAACAAATTTTGTGTTAGGTCCTATAGCATAAAAAAATAATTGTTTGAAGTCTTCTTCAGTGAAATTAACTGTGTTTGTGACTACAAGACATTTGTAGCCTAGTTTGCGTAGTACATGAGCACATTTGTATGGGCCTAATGTTATGATGCTAGTAGCTGTTATATCATCATGGTCAGTTAAAAAGACTGCATCATACATAGAAATATTTACCTGGCGGAAGAGGAGGGATTCGAACCCTCGATACAGGTTATCCCCGTATGCATTCTTAGCAGGAATGTGATTTCAGCCACTCATCCACTCTTCCGGTTTGGAGCGGATAGTGAGAATCGAACTCACATTGTAGCGTTGGCAACGCCACGTAATGACCATTATACGATATCCGCTTTTATACTTCTTCTGCTTCTACATGTAAAACTACAGGAACCCATAATTGATTAACCAACCACTTGTATTGGTTTGCACGATCTTCTTCAGTGAATCTAGTAACAGTATACAAAGGTCTGCCTAATTCATCTAATATAAATTCACCTGGGTTACTATACTCTTCAGTATCTTCCCCAAGTATCAACTTACCATCTTCCCATTCTTTGTACAAGTGTTTTTGTATAATATCTACGTCACCTGCCGGCATTTCTGCGCCGTATCCTGTATCTGGCAGTCTATCCTCTTCTACACACTGTGTATAAAGTGAGTTAATAGGATATCTATGATCGTAATCTTTTGCGTAACTCTCAATAACCTTATAAATTGTTGCCATTGCCCTCTCCGTTATTTTTCAACAAATGCTCTCTCAAAAACGTACTCTCCTGGTGTTCTTAAGGTACCCTCTTGCATCCCTAAACTTTCACACCATGACATAATGTCTTCATTGAATTGCATGTTGCCACAGATCATAACTCTATCTGTACTTGTATTTATTTGTAGAGTACCTGATGATAGTTGTTCTGTAATACGCTTATCGCCTTCACCAGTCACAATAGGCACATATTCTAATGCACTATGTAATATCTCAAACAGCTCAGTGCCTACAAAACTTCGTGTAAGCTCGTGATTATAGGCAAGTTCTTCCCTATTACGAACACTGTGTACTAGTATAATTTTAGGCCAGCGTTCTAATGTATCGATGTCACGTATAAGACTCATAAACGGAGCGAGTCCTGTACCTGTCGCCAGCATCCAAAGTACTTCACCATCTGTCAGTGCATCGTTACGCAGTGTACCCACACACTTAGGTTGCATTATGACTTCATCGCCTACTTTTAAGTTCTGTAGTCTACTGGTAAGTTCACCATCCTGTACCTTAACGCTGAGCCATTCAAGTTCTTCTTCCCAGGGCGCACTAACAACACTATACGCTCTAAGTATATTTTTATCAGGTGTCTCCAGCCCAATCATAGCAAACTCTCCAGCATTAAATCTAAACGACTGATTACGAGTCGTTCTGAAACTGAAAGTTTTGTCGCCCCAATGATGGACCCACGTTACTTTTTCTTTATACAACTTTATTCCTTTGTTAATTTACAATTGATTATACACTAAAAAACTAATAATCGCAACGTTTACGTATATGTTGTATCCACGCATATATCCAATCCATGTCATGCCCTTTAGACTGTGCGTACTTGTGCTGTAATTGATATGCTTGTATTTCGTTATCTGTCCATTCTTTGCAATTTTTGGCTACACCTCTTGTGTGCCATTGTGCTACATGTACTAGTTCGTGATATAAAATAGAATCTCCTTCTGGAGTATCTAAGTCCACATACTTAGACAATAGTATTAGGTTCCATTTAGCGGCTGCCACAGCACCACATTGCATCGTGTCAGGACATACTAACTTATATACTTCCTCATACGGAACATATACTATTGTGGGATAATTTGGAGTACCTTGTTTAGGTATATCCAGTCCAGAACTAAGATGTATGTGCTTAAAAAGTAACTGTACATAATCGTAATTTATTACACCATTGCCTTGTGCGCTGGAGGATAACACAAACATTAAAATTATTGACAGTAATCTTTTCACTATGGTAGTCTCTTGATGCAGGCTTCGTACATGATGTCTCCTGTTTTAATAGGATCTTTATTCATCTGAAAGCCTTCGCAAGTGTACTCTTTAATAAATGCTATTTCGTATTCTGTTTCGTTACCGTGCCAAAATATCTTTATGTTGCCACAGTCTGTTGCGTGTTTTTGAATCCGTAACCAGGCACCCGCCGCTCCTAGTTTAGCTTGATATACACATTGTTCTATCGGAAGTAACTGATCAATATAAACTCTAGGCATTGCGAAAGAAATCGCCGAGTACAACATGGCGCATAACAAGGTAAAAGTGCGAACCATGTAATTCCTTTTAGTGTAATATATTTATTAAATAAATTTAATGTCAAAGCACCATCCTGTACAATCAAATACATTGGTACAACACGCTAATATGCTTAACGATAGAGCTCGTAACGAGTGGTTTCAGCACCGTATTGAGCAAGTTTCTGCTAATAAAGTAGTGTTGGATGTAGGCGGTGGAGCAGGACTACTAACATACTATGCTTTACAAGCAGGCGCCAAACATGTGTACGTTGTGGAGTCTGATCCAGATATCCTACGCATTTTACGTGGTGTTTTGTCAAAATGTTTTGATGCTGAACGTTATACAATTATAGATAAAAACTTCTGGACTATTGACGTAGAGCAGTATATACCCAAAAACAGTATAGATGTTTTTGTAAGTGAAACACTAGGCGGAGCAGGCATAGATGAAGGACTACTGACAACCTGGTGGTGTGCCAAACTATTTGCAAAAGAAGATTGTGTATATATTCCTAACGACACAACTATAGAAGTTTGTTATATGGATACATTAGGATTCTTAGGCGATGTTCCTGATAACGCACAAAATTTAATCGAATCTAACTTACCCAGCCAATTTTTAGATGCTGTGATAAAGACAGACGCAGAATATATTGATCTGTTTGACTGGCGTGATGTAAAGACGTACACAAGAGGCAGGACACCACTAACAACCGTGCATAGTTTGCAATGGGATATACATAATTTACCAGAGTATAGGTTTGATTTAGCGTTCCCTAATCACGTATTTCCTATAATAGACTTTACTTTAGATTTGGACAGAGGACTATTAACTTTCATACCTAAAATGGAGGATAGTTACTTGTATACGTTTGAACATACACACTGGTTAAAGGCTCCTTTTTACTATATACCAGTCAAGGGTACATATAGGATAACCTATAAAAATTTAGGCACTAGTAATTTAGAAACGCAGTGGGTTATTCAGCGTGTTCTTTAACTAGTGTTAGTCTGCCGTTTTCGTTTACTCGTGCTTTGAACGTTGCACCATCTTCGATAAGCTCTTTCACATCTAACTCTCGGTCAAACATAATTGAGTTTCCCCTCTCATCGATATGGAACGTATAGTCAATATAAAACATATTGTTGCTCCCCTCACTAGTATTTAGTATTGGAAGCCACAAAAAAGCCAGCCCTAAGTGAGCTGGCTAATTCGTTCGACTGATGTTTAAGAAATGCTCTTTAAAACATTCTCTGGTGAACTTACACCGTATGGATCTGGATCAGCATCGGTTGCATCTGGTTCTACAAATGCTTTCTCAACAACACCGTCGTTAATAACGACAGCAAAACGCTTTGAACGCTTACCAAAGGTAATGACACTAAAGTCTGCTAACATGCCTAGTGCATCTGCTAGTTCTCCGTTACCATCTGGAATTAATTTAACATTCTTAATGCCAAGATGTTGTGCCCATGCATTCATTACAAAACTGTCATTAACACTGGATACATAAATTTCATCAATGCCTTTTGCTTTAAAATCTTCATATCCTTGCTCAAAGCCTGGTAACTGGTATGTTGAGCAAGTAGGTGTAAATGCTCCTGGTAGTGAGAATACAATTACCTTCTTACCACCAAAAAGTTGGTCTGTTGTAGTGGGTACGAAATCTCCACCAATTGCGCATCCACCGTCTTCTGGCTCTTCGTCGCCTACTCTGCACATAAATGTAATGCTAGGGATTTTTGTTTGTTCCATTGTGTGTGTCTCCTTATCTTATTATTTTAATGTCACTTTCTGTCTCGATTACAACTCTAGCACCACAACTCAGTATTTGTTTACCACCAATACCGTAAACAACCTTGCTGGGTCCTAGTATTTCTACTTCGTGACAGTACGTGTTCTTCTTTCCCTCTTTGATAGTTATGGTAGGTGCCACATCTATAAATTCAGGATCAGTACGTTGCTTTTTTAAGTTACTTTTAATTACGTTTTGATTAACATGAATGTATTTTTTCATATCTGTATTATAACATCACTTTACGTCTTGTGCAACACCTCTGACGTTCAATTGTTTAGCACGAGCCGCCTTTATTTTATCTTTTGCTTCTTCTGTGTGCTTCCATCCTTCACGACTTTTACGCCAATTTTCAATTTGCTCCGGAGATTTCTTTCTACCCTTCATTGCTTCACTACGTTTCTTGTTAGCAAGTTCTAGTGTCCCATCGGCACGTTGTCTTTCTACACGTTTCTTTGCGGCCTCTGAAATACGTTTACGTTGTTCAGGAGTACGTTTACGTCCTTTGTTTGCCATACCTTGTTTCATACGTAATATTTCTTCTTTGCCTATACGTCCACTAAGTCCTTCGTATGCAACTTTATCCTGCCAATGTCCGTGTTCTTCGTATAGTTTACGATGTGCTTCTGCATGTTCTTCTACAGTAAGTTCTACTAGGTTGTCAGGGTCATCTGTTCCGCCTAGATATTTTGGTATAATGTGATGTATGTGTTTCATACATTTATTTATCCCAATCGTAAGTTCGAAACCAAATAGCAACCAATAAAAATGCCCACCGAAGTGAGCACTTTTGTATCTTCAAAAATTACTGTATATTAGCGGTTAGCGATATACATTGTGATTTCGAAGCCATAACGCATTTCTGTGTATTCTGGTTTTGTCCACATGGTGATATTTCCTTTCGATAATTAATTAAAGATTGTTGAAATTGTGTTTCAACGCTAGTATTTAATATAAGTATATAGAGAGTTTACCCTAAAGTACATACAGAAATTCATTAAAATAATCTACGTAAAACTGCATGAGATTAACTATACAGCCTGGTGTTAAATTTGTGTTTCCAAGCGATACCGCTGACGCAAACCGATTAGAACAAGAGTTCAATTATTTTACCACTGCCATGAAGACATTCCATAACATAGAATTGGAATTCCACCCAGAAAGTTCTATTGGTTGGCTGCCTCCATATTATGTGGCTGGAGATCCAGACTGGCTTTCTAATCAATATTACAGAGACCAGTTGCGTGTGCATTACAGACATAGCAGGCGTATTATCTTATGGGATATAGGGTACCCAGAAGTAGACTACAGTCAAGTTAATAACGTGTTTTACGATAAAGAACTTTGTATTGTTACTGACAAATTAATAGTTCCAGAAATTAAAACCATACATTACGACTGGTGCTGGAATCATTTTAAGTACTACGCTACGCAAGATGTACGGGATACCAGATCATTTTGGAACTATAAAGATTATCATATGCCTATGTTATTGTCCGAAAAAAATATACATGACATAATTAGGTATGATGGTGAACATGAACAACTTAGAGAAGTATTATTCACAGACCACAACGGTCAAATAACTGATGAAGATGACTTTATACATACTGCTGTCAGTGTTGTGCATGAGCCACAGTTAGGTGTTAAGACATACTTTGCACTTAGTAGGGGACATCTTGTAACTTTATATAGTGCACCAAACCAAATACAGAGACTGGGAGAAAAAGGTTTCTGGCTAAGCGATCTCTTCGACTACAGTTATGATAAGGAACCTGACGATTTTAAAAGACTAGAAATGTTTGTTGATAGTCTACGTAAATTTAGAGCTGGTATACACAAAGGATCGTTACATAACTTCTATTTAGACAACTTATCTAAGTTACGTGATAATCAGAAACTATTCTTTGATGCCGACTATGATAAAAGTATCGAAGTGTTATTTAAAACCTAAGCCCTAGTCCTATGCTAAGGTTGTTTACTGACGCCGCACCATTAACTACAAATCTAGCAGTTAGATACCAGGCTCTATGTTCCTCATTAGTAAGATAGTCTGTAATATAATAATGAGAGATGTAGTTTACTAGAAAAAATAAATCTACAGTATCCTTGTCTGGACGATCTCCTAGTAAAGGATTGTGTTCTTTAAATCCTTCATCATAGCGACTAGCCATGTCCCGTGTGGTTAAATGATCTACAGCGATTAATGCCGTAGTAGTCCAGAACATTTCCTTATCCCACTTATCCCAGTCTTTATACTCTGCCTGAGCCAGTAAAGGAAAGCATAATAGTGCTAGTAAAAGTTTTTTCATTGTATTACTTATTTGTAATATTACTGTAACACAGATAACATTAAATAAAAGTGGTTAGAGGAGATCAATTACAATGGATGCACTAACGCTGTGGACTCTAGTAGGCTTTTTATTAGCCGCTTATTCTGTAATAGCAAACGACTCAGTTCAAACACTGGGTACCTGGATTGCTAGTAATAACGAAAGATTCAATTGGAAAACCATGTGGGCCGCCGCTAGTGCGGTTTTATTATGGGCATTGTGGTATGGTTGGTATACTAACGGTGGTGACATCAGTTATGGCAGACTAAACAAAATACCCTGGCAAGAAATACAATGGTATCATGCTATGGCACCAGGTGTGCTGTTGTTGATGACACGTATTGGTGTGCCAGTATCAACCAGTTTCCTAGTATTAAGTGCGTTTGCAAGTACATTTGTGTTGGAAAAGATGCTGATGAAAAGCATCATGGGATATGCTGTAGCCGCAGTAGCCGCTTATGCAATATGGATTGTTGTTACTAAGTTGCTAGACGAAACCAAACCAGTACCAGACAATCAAAAAGCATGTTGGCGTGTAGCACAATGGATAGCAACTGGCTTTTTATGGTGGACATGGTTAAGTCATGACATGGCAAACATTGCTGTGTTCCTGCCAAGACAAGTTCCAGTAGACTTGATGATATTAATTAGTGTTGTGTTTATTGTGGGACTAGGTTGGATGTTTAAGGAACGTGGTGGTCGGATACAAACCATTGTGTTAGAAAAACATAATACTAGATATGTAAGGTCGGCTACACTAATCGACCTTTTTTATTGGCTAGTACTTTGGTTCTTTAAGGAACTAAATGACATACCAATGTCAACTACTTGGGTGTTTGTTGGTTTGCTATGCGGACGTGAACTTGCAAGAGCAACGGTGATAGGCAATGGTACGTTTAAGGGAGTGTTCCCATTGGTTGCAAAAGACTTTGTAAAGATGATGGTAGGCTTAGGTGCTAGTGTTGGTATTGTACTAGCAATACACCAAATAATAATTCCTAACGGACTTTAGTCTTCTTTAGGTTCTTCAGGAGTGCTACGGTCTGTTTGCTCGTAGTACTCCTTGTACTTTGCAATGATAAGTCTTTGCTCTCTAATCATCGCTAATAGTTGTTGCATGGTAACTGCAAGTGTCTTATAGCCAGTGTCATCTAGAGCATAGAACGCAATAAAATCGTCAGGATTTTTCTTACGCTCGTTAATTAACTCGTCTATGTTTGCTTCTGTAACAATAATCCAGTCTGCATTCTTTAAACGTAGCGGAGCAGGTTGCTCTAAGTTAAGAGGTGTACGCTCTACCAGTTTTGTCTTAATAACGATCTCTGGCTCACGCTTACTAAACATCGAACATCCTGTAAGGACCACTAAGGATAAAATTACTAGATATCTCATGGCTTCTCCTTAGGTACGTAGTTAGGGTTTGCTAAGTCTGGACATTCATTATTTGCTTCGCTTTTCTTAGTAGCCGCTATCTCATCTGGTGTAAGTGGACTGCCACTTGCGATCTCTAAACAGCGCATTACATTCTTACTGGCGTTGTTAATAATCTTGGTGACCATTTTAGTTTTACGAACTGCGGCTTTGTTTATGTCACGTTGCTTGCCAGTTGCTTCGTTTACTTTGTTAAGACGGTCGTTTAAATCAGCAATACTTTTATCGCTGGCTTTTTTACTTGCCTCAAGCTCTTTGCTAATTTCTTTTTGCAGAGCGATATCCTTCTCTTTTACTGCTAACAGTTGTTTTTGCTCTTCTACTGTTTGCTCGAGAAGTTTCTGATTTATTCTGGAGGTTTCTAAGTCTGAACGTAAGTTCTTAACATATAACGCTCCGCCGCCAACTGCGGCAACGATTGCTATGATTATTCCTACTTTAATTGATGTAAACATAAAAGTATTTAGTTTTAGTTGGGATATGGGCTTCCTAGTAAATCTGCATATCTCTGCGCTTCATCTGATAGTTTGTTTAATTCGTACTTACCACAGAACTTAAGGAATTTTGCGCCTACCATACTTACAGACTTCACTTCGCTTGCTTCAGCAATAGTTTCTGCTATCTTTTGTTTAATGTCATCTGGTTGCGCAGTCAAGTCAATAAGTGTTACATTACGGTTGTAGTCGTCCAACACCCTGTGTTCTTCACCGTTGTGGTCTGTCCAACGTTGTAACATCATGTTATTCCAGTTGAAGCCTTTCTTGTCTTTGTCCTCAAATGCTTCTAACAAACCAATCTTATTCTTACTGCCTTTTTTACGCACACCAGGATATGCTGAAAACACGTTATCACTTGTGTCACCACGCATACACTTCTCGAACAACATCCACTTAGGGTTAACTTCTTTAGGCTCTTTAGTTTTCTTATCTATAACTAAATCACCTTTCTTATCGTATACACCTTCAGTAGTCCAAAGCTGATCTGTAATACCGTTGTACTGATTTACGTTTTCTGATAGTAGTTGTTGAAAGTCTGTGTCACTGGAAACAATAGTATGATGGTCACCGGGGTGTGCTTGTACCCATCCAGCAATTAAGTCATCTGCTTCTAGTTCCGGATGTCGCATAACAGTACAGTTAGACTTTTCTGTGAGGAATGTTTTGATATCATCAAATGTATCCCAGAACAGTTGATCTTCTTCTGCCTCTGCTTCTGTTAAAGCATCACGTGCCGCTTGTCTATTCTTTTTGTATGGCTCGTAAAAGTCTTTACGCCAACTTCTACCTTCTAGACAAATTACTACATGTCCAGCGGCTTGGTCTCTCCAGGCTTTGGCAATACTAGCTAATGTTAGGTGTACTGCAAAGCCTAGTTTGGTCCATTGATCTGACCCACGATGTGCAATATGGCGGGCTCTAAAGAAAGTATTTGCTAAGTCGACTATTAAGTATCTCATAGCCTATATTATAGGCTCACTCAGTACTTTTGTCAAGTGTGGTAATAAATGATGTGCCCATGCTTGATGCCCATCTGCCATGTAATGTCCGCCGCCTGCTTCAGAGGCTGGACTTGGCCTTACCTTAAATCCTTTTGTGTTCAATAGGTTAAAATATGTTCGAGATTCTGTGTAAGGATCTACGTAGTTATTGCCCCAGTCTTTACGGTCATTAATTAAACTAAATGATATATGACTATTAAAAAACAAGTGTTTAATATTTTGTTCATTTAGTTCACAATGTAAGTCCCAGACTTTTTGGTGCCATTTTTGCTGATGTGCATACCAGTTAGTGGCTGTATCTATAATCCATTGTTTATATTTTAACTGCAATGGTTCAGGGAGTCTGTCTAAACCACTGCTATTAACTTGGTAATATTCGCCTTCGTGTAGCCATTCTTCACGTTCCCAGGTAGTCCAACCTATTAACACAAATACATCTTCATTGACTTGCTTCTTATAGTGTCCTTTGAGGAACTCCTGAGTTGTCCTTAGTATACGATCATTACTGGCGGCACTTTCTGCATCACAGTATAGTCTTGCTTGTAATAACTTGGCTAGTACAGCACTAAAACTAACTGCTAAATTTTCTGGATGTGGTTTACGTTTTAGGTAAAAGTATCTTGAATCATCTTCAGCAAAACAGGCAGTATTTAAAGCCTCACCTGCCGCCACATGGCTACAACCGTTTGTGTATAATATCATTTTTTAATTATTGTAAAAATGTTTGCGTATTCGTAACCGTCTTTGTTACCAGCGAAACGTGGTGTGTACCTTACATATCTACGATAACACTTCTTCCAAAAAATACGTGCACCATCTATTGTTCGCACTGGGTACCATGCAAACCATGTGTCCCATTTACCTGTTTCTGTCACATAGTATTTAGGTACCATGCCCATGTTAATTGTATTCTGTCCTTCCGCCACCTAAGTCTTTTTTGTTTACTCGGTCGCCAGTGTTGTTTGCATCATACTGTTGATAAGTTTCTAGTACAACATGTCTACACACATCTTGGAACCAGTTGTCAACAATATCCTCGTCTGTTTTACCTTGATATCCCGACTTAACAAGTTTTGCAACAAAGTAGTCATTCCAGTCCAGTTCAAAACTGCCGTTACCCGGATTTTCAGGATCAAGTTCTACTTGTAATACGTTTACCCAAGGTTCTTTCTTATCCGTTGCTATGTCTTTTTCAGACTTCTTAGACTTGCGTTGCTTAGGTTTAGGTTCTTCTTTCTTTTTAAATACGTTTTTAATTTTATCAAACATCAAGTACTCCAACTGTTACCCCAGATGTCTACATGCAATCTAGGACTGTATCTGTAACCCTTACTTAGTGCATATTCGGCTACTCGTTTGTTATTTTGGTTGTATGCTTCTGCTACCCCACCAACAGGCATGATATAGACGTTGCCATTTACTCCTGCTTTACGGTATGCATTAACTGCTTCGTCTACTTCAGCCATATGTTGATCGTTCTCTACTACAAACTTTAGGTATGTATTGCCGATCCAGGAATACTCTGCAACAACATCTGGCAGTATAGCGTCCTCCCACGCTTCACCACTAGCACTTAGTTTAGGGCTAACACTAAATGTTATGTTATGATAGTTGTGATTGTTTTCTTTCCATTTGTGGAAGAAGATTTTAAAGTCATCGTGTAATCTCTGTGTACCATTTGTTTCGAACGTAATGTTCTTCAAGTTACGCATTTGATCATGTTCTAGTAATTCGGAATATATACGTTGCCATCCTAACAGTGGTTCGCCACCAGTAACTACTAAGTGTATGTCGCTACCGTTGTCTTGTTGCCATGTATTATTAGGGATTAAATCTGTTAACTTGCCAACAAGTGTGTCTATGTCGTATGTTGGCGAATACTTTTTAAACTTTGGATGCCAACTTGCATAACTGTCGCAACCTGTTGTAACTAGTGGCAAGTCTTCTAACTTCTTATACTTGTCTGGATCTTGCTCTACTAACTTAATTATTTTGTTAACTTCGTCTGTCTTTTCACCTTTGGGAAGCCCAAAGCCTGGACATTCAAAGTTGCAACCAAACAGTCTTAGGAATACACTGGGTACTCCAGTAAATCTACCTTCACCTTGTAGACTGTAAAATATCTCACTTACTTTAAATTTCATTGTATCCTCTAATTGTATTTAGACTACCTGTAATGCGGTAAATAGTTTTGTGACAGAACTTGAAACATTTATTTCCAGTAACTCTGAGTGTACATTTGACACCAGTCAACTTCCTGCTGATGCCGATTACGAATGGATTGTTACTGAAAGTAACCTTCCTTATGTTCCTCTTTACATACCTGCACAGTGGCCAATGCTTGCTACTGAAGCCGAACGTGCTACTTATCACGAACATAGGGATAATAACAGTAGCGGTTGGTCCAGTGTTTGTATTCATGGTATTAGTCAGAGCCATACGGATCATTATGAAGTATATACGGAATATAGGAACTTGTCAAGTAGAAATGTGCCATATGACTGGACAGACATAGATGCTCCTTATACAAAGTTTTGGCTACAAGAGTATTTTCCATATGATGTTTATCATCGTGTTCGTTTTATGAAAGTTAAACCCGGTGGATACATTTTACCACACACTGATGGTAACCAATATAGTTTAAATGCTGTAAACATAGGTATTTGGAATCCTAACGGATGTAAACTTGTAGTTAAAGATCGAGGCACCGTGCCGTTTAATCACACTGGCAGTGTATTTCTTTTTGCTAATAACTTTGAGCATGCTGTTTTTAATGATTCCGAACAAGATAGATATCATATGATTATACATGGTTACCCTGACGATTATAGAGTAAGTGAACGCTTTCGTAAACTAGTCGTTGAAGGTTACAGGTCCTTGTTGCCAGGGATCCATCAAGTCTAATACAAACCGTTTACCCGTTGCTTTAAGCCCATCTATTAAACGTTGTCTATATTCATAGACTTTCTTTTTACCAATAGTAACTAAAGCATATTCCATATAGAAGGCGTTGCTTAGCCAAAGATATGTTGTATCATTTTGCTTAACTAAATCTATTATGTAGTCTTGTCCTTGTTCAGTATACAAGTCAAGTATTTTATAATTCTGTTTTTTATCAAGTTGTCTCCAAACTTCAGTAAACACGTTGGCGTCTAGTTGCATACTTGTTAGTTGGTTTATTAGTTCTTTGTCGTATGGTCCTGGTGGATCACAACTTTCAAACATAGGATTATCTTTGAGGAAGTTCTGTACAAATGTACTAAATGTTCCAACTTCGCCCGACCAAGTGTCTAAATTACGCTGAAATGCTACCGCACCGTCTGAAAAATCGCAAAAATTAATTGTTACAGGGTCTGTTTCGTTAGCATAGTACATAGGTAGTAACCAAGGCTTTAAACCACTTGCTACACATATGAAGTTATTAATTGGAAAATCTATCTTGTCATTACCAACAGGCTCTGTGTTTAATGGGTAGAACTGTCGCTTTACATTTTTTGCTAAGTGTTTAATAAGATCACTGTACCAAACTTGACTACTCTGTGTTCCTGTATATTCGCCTGTTTTGAGGAAGTTAAAGAATTTGTCAGACTCTATGTCTGGATACAAATGAAACTTGTTGTCACGTAACTTCTGTGTGACATTAATAATTTTAAGTCCTTTTTCTAAGAAATGTTTTATAATCCAAGCACCTGTTTGCATCTCACGAACTTTGAATGTTTTGCGCTTAAGTCCTGGTCTAATGTATATAGGAGTATAATCATCGTGGTATGTTTCTTTGCTAGGAATACAGTCTACACCCATAAACTCCTGCTCTTTACCATCATAGTTAAACGTGGGTTGTCCTGCCTTGACCCAACTTGGATAATGTATAACAAAGAACTGCGGATGAAAGTGTATGTATTGATCTTCAAAGTTTAACAAGTGACACATAAGTTTTACATCAAATACTTCACATACTTTGATTGCCTTATCGTACATGTCTCTGTCTTGTGTGCAATGACCAAGGCTAACAACCACTACCCACTCTGCTGAACTATCTAAACTTGCGAAAGCATCGTCTAAGTCAGATGTTTCAACTACTGTAAAGTCTGTGTCAAAAGGCAGTTGCTGATGAAACTGTGCTATGTCCCTAATACGTTCTTCGTATTCTGGATCGCTGTTTGCTATTGGATTATAACGTATAAAGTATTTCATTCTACTCTTAGTTGTTGAACAAAGTCCCACTCAGGACCTGGTAATTCTTCTGCTGTGGCAAGTATAACCCTACCGTAACACATACGTGGATCATGTGGCCAACTTATACCGTATTTACGAAGGAAGTATGACTTGTTTTCGTAAAACCATTCTACAAATCCTTTCCTGTCCTCATAGATATGACTGTTGTCTTTGTACCACCACATACAACCACTAGTTACATCTTCCTGTATACGACAACTAGTTGATAAACTTGTATCGTCTTTGTAGTACCAAGTATTGTGTGGGGTACGACCAACATGGCTAAAGTCTGCTTCTAGATAATTCTCACAAGGCTGTGTGGTATAACATTTATAATCTTCTGGCTCCATAGGAATACGTATGCCAGGTGGTACCCACTGTAGTTTTTTAAATACTACTTCTCGAGCACCTTCCCACAAACTTTCCAGGTAGTGTATGTCGTTGTGTAGCGTTAATAACTTGTCTGCTTGTTCATGATTATCTTCAATGTATCTGTGTATTGTGTTAACTGCATCTTGGTCAATAACTGTAAACTCTAGTTCAGGTATTAGATCCAGTTGTGCCTGAATACGTGCTTGATATATTTCTGGATCTTCTTCTAAGCGTCTTGGGAACCCAAAGTCATTAGGAGCACCTTGAACACTCTTAATGCACTCTGCCCACTTCTGTGCGTAACTGTGGTCATTAAGTTTAAACTCTACATCAACGGTGTCTGTAGCACGTTCAATATGGCTTAGTGTTATGATCGCTCGCTTATACATTTACTTGTGCCATTAAACTTAATACGGAACGTAACTGTCCACAAGACCTTATAGGACCCTTGCCTATGTGTGGTATGTTACTGGGAAATATAATCATTCTGTTAGGTTTAAACTCCACAGTGGTTATCGGGTCTGTATGTATAACAGTCTCTCCGCCCCAGTGTGGCTTAAAGTTTGGTGTGATGTGTAATACACCTGTATAATTACCGGGCTCTTGTCGGTCCCTGTGTACGTCACCGTCTTGCCCATAGGTATTACCACATAACATAATACGTTCTATGTTTACATACTCACCAAAGTAATCATTAACTGTTCTACAAAACTTATCTGCTATTGATCTATAGAAAAAATTACTTATGGTGTCGCCTGCATAGTATATCTTTTGATACCACATAGGGAACTGGGTCTCTGGAACGCTCCGTTGACCGAATTCCCATTTAGGCGATTCTACTTCTTTTTGTAAAAACTCTAGTGTATTAGAGTCGTAAAAGTCGTCAATGACAACAGGATTATCCATGTCCCTTCATGCTCATAACGATGTCATAAAATTCTTTCTTAAGAGGAGCATGCTCGTCAAATGCACCACGCATAATTGCTGTGGTCATATCTGATTCATGTTCCTTAACACCTCTATGAGTCATACAGTGATGTTCTGCTTTAACTATAACAGCAATGTTGGGAGTCTTTGCATACTTGATTAACTCTTCTGCAATCTGTGTAGTCATTTCCTCTTGTATCTGAGGACGCTCTGCAATGTGATGTACAATACGATTAAACTTGCTTAGTCCAATAACTTCATCTTCTGGGAGTACACCAATCCAACACTTACCTACAATGTTCTGAAAGTGGTGTGCGCAAGTTGATCTAATACTGATTGGTCCGCTTGTGTACAAACTCTTGTATCCCATGTTAGGGAAACTTGTTACTCTTGGCCGAGGCACATACCTACCACCAAATGTTTCGTGTACAAACATTTTAGCAACACGTTTAGCAGTTTCCTGTGTGTTGTGGTCATTGTCTGTATCGATTACAAGTGCATCTAATACGCCTTGCATTGCTTCTTGTACTTCAGATTGCAAGTTGTCTAGTTCACCTTCTTGGATGTATTCACTAATGTTATCATTAGAATGGAACCTTACACCTGCGTCTTTGAGTCGTTGCCTAATTTGTTCTGCTGTTGATAGTTTCATTTTATCTCCGAGTTAAAAAGAGGGGGAGTCTCTTAATGTTTAATTATAAGGTATTTAGACAAGTACGTCAAGCTCTAATATTAAGTTGACGGCAGTCTGGATAATTGTAATGATGATCTTCCTGAACTGTAAAGATTTCGTTGTCCAAAAAGAAGCCTGCTGTTTGGCATTGTTCTGGTGTCATGTAGTAATGGAAGCCTGGCTCCCATTCGGTTTGATCTGACCATTTTTCATATCTAAACAAGTCTCTGCCATCGTATCGCATACGACTTGCACGTTCGTACAGTTCTTTATTGTCTGTAAGTATTGCCCCACCAAAGCCCATTGTTAATGGTTTAGTTCTACCAAAACTAAGACATTGTATTTGTCCAGGCTCGTACATATCACGCTCTAACAGTCTAGCACAGTCCCATATATTAGTGTTATGAAACTGGTATTTGCCACGCCACTGTTCGTCGGTTAGATTGTACTTTATCCCAAGTTTGTGCATGACCATTACAACACTTACGTATGTAAATGCTGTAAACTCTACAAGTTTTGGTTTGGGTTGTAGGCGAAATGCAATCTCTATGGCATGGGTACATCTATCAGTTGTTACTGCGTAGGGAGCGCCTGTGTATTCTGCTAGTTCTTTTTCAAAAGTGCGTATAGGTTCCCAGGGACTAACATCTTCGTCATACGTTTCCATACCGACCTACATTCTCCCAAGGGTAAACTAACCAAACATCTTCTTCTGCTTTATTGACTTCATCACAGTAGTAACTAACATTGTGAAAGTTACTGGATAAATTCTCTGTAAGAACTGCAAACTTTGCGTTATTTTTCCAAACAACATTCCAGCCTGGCTCTTCTGGATAACAACATTGTTGCCACTGATGTCTAAGGTAATTAAATGTTGCACCACTGTCATTGATGTCGTCTACTATAAGAATCTTCCAACGTAATGCAATATCCCAACGGCTTTTATATGTGTCACGTTGTTCTTCAGGCACATAACCAAATGCTCGACGTGCTAGTTCACAGTTTATTTCATTCTCTTCACCAGGTTTGTTATCACGTAATTTAATTTTAATAGACTCACATCGCACATCTAACATGTTACTAATGATAGTGGCAGGAATATTCCCACCACGTGTAAGTCCTACTACAATATCCGGACGCCAGTGTGAGTTGTACATCTGTGTAACTATATCTGTACACATTATTTCAACGTCTTCCCATGAATAATATTTTTTACGCATGTTTGCTCCTGTCTCTGATAGTTGAAATTAAATTCCCGCACCCAAAGAAATCATCTTTAAGTTTGGATACTTGTTGAGAAATTGCTGGTATGTAGTTGTCATAGTTTTCCATATAGTCAACTATGGCATCTATAACTTCTTGCTTGTGTTCTATATAACTGTCAAACGACTCAGTCCATGCACTCGGATACTTAAATTCGTCTACAGCCATTTCACTGTAACTTAGTCTATCTGGCACCATAGGTATACTACCTACCAGTGCGCCTTCGTACCAACTGATGCCAAGTGTTTCCTGCAAGTTAGCACTAAACACCATCTTAGACGATCCTAGTAAAGTATGATATTCGTCTTTGGACAGTTGTTGTTCTTGACACATTACAAACTTGTACTGTGGCAAGGACTCTTGCAAGTCTTTAAATATGTCAGGTTGTTTCTCAGGAGCGATACGATGCGGGAAAAGTATTATGTCTCGTTTTTCCAGACCACTGTATGGTGCAAGAGTATCTGCCATATATTCCATAGGCCAACCAGTGCGAGTTATCTTCCCATCACTATACATTCCATCACGCCATACAACCTGCCAAGGATGTTTGAGTACGCTATAGAACATCTTAATATGAAATACACTAGCAAAGAAGTTATGATCAAACACTTCGTACATGCTTTTTTCAGCATGTCTTACCCAGGGCTTATCACCAATAAGTCTGCCTAAAAAGTCTTGTGGATCATAACTTCCGGCATGCCAAAGACCGCCTATCTTTATGTTGACGCCCAACAACTCTGCCATATACTTTAACTGTATAACAGTAGGGTTCCAAGCATCAGTATAAAGGAAGTAGTCACCATCTTTGACTTTACCAGCACAAAATAGTTCACCTATTTGTTCTAGTTGTTTAGACTTGTAGACATTAGTGCCACCAAAGTTTAAGAACGCACCAGGCGTTGTTGCTTGTGGTGTTTCTCCGCCACTAATAACAGTGACAGGCTCGTCCAGTTCTCTCTGTAAGAGCTCTGGAACATGAGTCTTCCACTGTTTAGTGTAACGTGTGTCTACTGCTTCTAAGTCTACTAAGTATATCAACGACGCCTCTGCCAGTATCGGTTGTTGTCGTGTTTGTTGTTACGTTGCAATTTACGTTGCATACGTTCCCAGTTTGTGCCTCTACGATACAAATCACGCTCATCAAATTTGCAATTATGCATTCTGCAATAATCGTGATACTCTTCGAGATCTTCAAAAATACGTTTTACTTCAGGTTTCATGCCTAAATGTTTTGGCTTGACAGCCATTTTAGTTCTCCTTGTCGTACTTAATAAAACTTCCGTTCTCACCATCTTCGCTTACGTCAATCCAGATGTTACGTCCTGGATAACGTTGCGCAATCTGCAAGAACAGATCATTAGATATCATTTCACAAGATTTGTGATCTAATTCTAAAACGCTGTTATCATATAAACGCTGTAACCAACGTTTAAACTGAATAAATTCTATATCTCTATCGTCATGGAATATTTCTATCCAGACTTTAAAGTGGAATATGTGTCTGTGTGGTACACCTAAAAAACTAACATCGTCCCAGTCGCCTGTTGCTAGTTTAGGATCTGTGTCTGCACCTGGATACATATGAATACCTTCCTTACGGAAAGTAACCCATATCATCTTACTTGCGTTATTTGCTTGCTTGACTAACTTTTCTGCCAGTGCCATTGCTCTTTGTTCTTCTATCATTGACTTTCCTGTAATGGTTCAAAGTACTGATAAAGTTGATCGAACAACCAAAAACTTTGTCCGTATCCTAATACACATGCGACTTCCATGTTCATCTCAAATACTATCCACCCATTAGTGTCGGGCTCTATCATTATTACTATTGTATTATCTGGGAAGTCATCTTTTAAGTTTGCACCTTGCCAAAAAACTTCTAAACCGTTTTCTTCTGCTAAGTCGACTACACTCTGTGCTTCGTAACACTGTACTGGTTTGTGTAATGTATCATCTGTGTCATCTAATAATTCTTGCGCTCTGGAAATATTACAAAAAGCAATTATGATGCCAAGTAAAAAAACTTTTACCATTCTATGTATCCTCTGCTGTATCCTTTGGGACGATTTAAACCATCTTCAAATGCTTTTTGCCACTCTGTATGTCTATTATAACTTCTTGTCCAAAATGAGTCAACTTCAAGTACTCCATTGCTTATCCAGGCTTCTGCTATCTGCATACACCTGTAAAAGTTAGGGTTGCGTGGGCTTGGGAAGTTTACTGTTACTGCTTTCCACAGTAAGTTATTTAGGTCCATATTGACCTGCATGTTAGAACCCGCAATAATTAATGCGTTATCTTTGTATATTACATCAGTAAATGTGTTTGGGTCGCCCTTAAGATCAATAATAACATCATACAAACCTTTAAGAGCATCTTGTAACTTGTTACCCCATAGATGTGTGTTACTTGATCCGACAACATCTATGTCTGCTTGTATGCCATGCTGTATCAAAGTAGTATATGCACAGTATGCTAGGAAGCCACTGCCTTTAATTAGTATTCTTAAGTTGTCATTTTGGCGTAGTAGTATTTGTTGCATGTTTTGTTCAACAACATTGATACCACACGCAACAGGTTCTAGTATATATTCTGGCAGTGCGTCTGGTATAACCACATACTCATTCTGTTTTACATTATAGTAATCAGCATACGCAGGTTCGCCTCGTGTAGCCACAAAGTCTCCTACGTTTGTATCAATTATGTTCTCACCTACTTTAGTTACTTGTCCTACACCTTCATGTCCACTCATGTGTACGGGCAGTGGACCAAACTTACCAGTCATCATATCGATGTCACTACGACATACGCCAGTAATAACAGCTCGCACTTCGATTTCGTTATCGGTTATTTCAGGCTTAGTCCAGTTAGTTTCGGTAAACTTGCCTTTACCATCTGTAACTAGTAGTTTGACATCCATTATAAGTTTTCAATTTGTTTGTGGATCCACAAGTCTTTTTCTAATTGATCTTGCCAGAAGTCTTTGTTGTCTATATTTTGAATACAGTCTTTAACCATATTCTCGTATGCTTGTTCTGGACATAAACCTAATTCAAACTTGTAGTCTGGGTTAGAGAAAATTATGTTACGTTTATCTGATTGTGTGTCTCGCCAGTCAGCGGTGAGTTTATATTTGTTGAAAGAAAGTTTACAAAGGTCATCGACATCGTAAACGCCATTAGTATTTACTTCTCCATAATCAGTGCTGGATAATTCTTGTAAGTTGTAACGTCTGTGTGCTAGAGCTTGTGTTGGCTCTTCTGTACGCCAATTGTCATCAAACGCCATATATAAACTTAACAAGTGTGGCATAAGGTCTCTACTAACGCCACCAAACGCAAGTTCTTTAGTAGTAAACCAAGAACCAGGACTAGGAACTCTGTCTTTGTTTATCCAGTTTAGTTCTACAGACTCTGCCTGTTTGGCATGTTTACATAGTTCACCAATGTTGTCACGCCACATATTATTCTTAACTAGAACAAACTTTGTGTCAGGATTTTGATCAACTAAACGTTGCCAGTCGTTAGTAGTTCTCACACCTGGTTTTTCTACAAATACTATTTTACAATAAGGTGCTATGTCGTGTGCTACACCATAGTGTGTAAAGTTTGGGGTGCAAACATGTCCAGTTATTAATCGTCCAGAGACAGACAACTCATGTTGTAACAGAGCATTGCCAAGGTTGGTGCTATCTGGCTTTTTGTTACTGTCCTTGTCAACAGTCAACACATCTATGTTAAGGTTCTCTAGTACAGACTTGTACAGATTGCCTATACCTAATCCAACTACTATGCTTTTCATAAGGGCGGGGATTTAATTCTTTCTAGTTCGTCTTTGATAATGAGTTTTTGTTTTTTGATTTCTTTTACTCTTTGTTCTTGTACGTGAGGATGTTTGTTTAAAAAATTTAGTTCTTGTTCTAATAACTGATGTGCTTCTTTTAGTGATTCGATTCTATTAGATACCATTGTTTCCTCTCCTTATGTTTTGATTTCTCCTGGACTCATGCATCTATCAAAAAAGTCGTCTCTTATTTTTTTAGGATCTAACTCTTGCTTTAGTATTTCTTGTATAGAGTTTACTAACCTGTCTCCTAAGTTCTGTGCATTGGGGTCTAACGGATCTCTGGGATCAGCAAAGTTAATGTTATCTGGATTAATGCCTTCTATTAACATTGTTGCAATGTCTTCAGCCAGTCTTGCATGCATTCTGCATGATTGTTCGTCAGCAATGCTAGGAGTTGCAGTTAAAAGTATAAATGTTAGAATAAGTGTTTTCATAATAGTATTTAAAAGTTTCTTGTATAATTAAACTGCGTTTTATTAAAGCCGTAGCCATTAGAGTAAGCATCAATACTAAAACTGCTGTTAAAGTCTAACTGTTTCTTATAGCCTAAGCTCACGTATTCTGCGAATGTGTTTCTAATTTTGTAGTCAAATTCAGTATACTTGACAGTGCCAGTAAAGTCAATACTTGTTGGCACTCTTAGTGTTATCCCACCATCTACTAGATAAGGCATAGTTCCTATAGCGGCTCTAAACCCATTTTTCTTCCAACTTACTTCTGACCACATGCTTGTTAACGAATTAACGTCAGTAACCAGTCCAGGAGTAAACGATGTGTTTGTGTACATAGTACCAAGGTTAACGGTAAAATCCTTGTGCAAGTGTGTAACTACTGTTTCAAAAGTGTCTGAACTGTTAATAGTACCCCACATACCGTCCATATGGAACCAAGGATTGCGACCATTTAATACAGTATATTGTCCTTGTAAGTACCAGTCTTTAGCAAGTTTAATATGTTGTAAGCCTAAGGTATAGTTACCTGACTCGTCTGTGGGACTGTAGTTAAGCATGCCGTCGTTGTACACATAATCAAAGTTATAGTCCATCCTTGTATAACTTTCGTCAGTAAAGTTTACATCATACCAAGTATCTTGTTGCACAGGATTATGCATGTTACCAATGCCTATCTCAAATCCTCTACCTAAACTGTCTACTGCTTGTACTCTGTCTAGTTCACCAAAGTTAACACCTGTTAGTGATCCTGTAATTGCAACTGTACCAGCTCTACCGTCTAGTGGCATACGTAATTCACCTACAGGCAACAATGCACGTTCCAAGTCAATAATACCAACACCATGTATGTCAGGATCAAACCCTTCAAAGTCTGTAAATGCAGTGCCAGCCAATATCTGTGCGGCTACTTCGTCTGTAACATAAGGCCATGTCTGTTGAATAAAATCAATACTAGCCTGTGCTGTGGTACCACCTGCATCACCTAGTTTACTGGTATAGAGTGCTACCTTACCGTCGTTGAGAGTAACAGTAGTCACTAGATACTTGTCACCGTTTGGTCCTGTTAAGAAACGTATGGTGTTTAATACATTGTTCTTATTTGTTTCTAGTGCTTGTGCCGCTGTTGAGAAATCCTCAAATACATCTGTAAAGCTCTGTACAAACTTACCTTCTTTAGTTTGTAGCAATACTCTTGTTGACTCGCTACCATTAAAATCCTGCGCACTAAACAGTAAGTCTGTTAATCCGTCATCGTTAACATCTAATACTTGTGGGTTGTAATCACCGTTTGTAAAGACGTCCCAGTCAACACGCACATCATCTGTAACGTCAGTAAAACTAGCACCACCGTTGTTTTGTAAAAACTGTATTTCTGTTCTGTTTTTGTTGTCTAAAGGAGATGTACTATTGCTGATAACAACAACGTCTAGTAATCCATCGTTGTTAAAGTCAAATGGTACCGCTCTAATGTCGTGACCACGTTCTGTTTGTGCGGGATCAAACAAGTCATCATATATTGCTAGTTCGAAACGACTGCTGGGCAAACGTGCAAGGCGTGTGAACTCGCCTGTGTTAGCACCTGTTTGACTGAAGCTCATTAGTGTCGTGTCGTCATCTTCATCACCGTCGCCAGTTGAATCAACAAACACAAAAGTTGTAGTGCCGTTACCTAAAAAGTCTCCAATAGCCAAACCACTGTTGCCGCTGTGTGTGGTGTCTAGTTGTGTAAAGCCAGCACCACCGCCCAACATAACAACCATGTTACTGTAGCCGCCTACAACAACATCGTCTATGCCATCTTGGTTAACATCACCTACACCAATATCGTGCATCCACTTGTCGCCAATGTCATGGTCTTCACGATTGAAACTACTAGCGCCTGTATTTTTAAATATAGTGAGAGGACCAAAGTGTTCCATGTCAGTTGAATGCCCTACTGCCATGTCTTTGTTACCATCACCATCAAAATCACCAAACTTAAGGCTAGGCTCAGTTCCTATAATGACATTGTCTGCGCCTGTAAACCAAGAACTGGTTCTGTTTACTAATTGGTCATCGTTATTAAATTCGTATAAAGTAATATTACTGTTTTCCCAAGCGGCATTTTTAGCATCCTGGTCAGCGGCTTCTCGTAGTTGGGTCGCACTCTGACTCATACGTCCAGCGATAATAACTTCTTCTTTGCTGTCGTTGTTTAAGTCTTCTACAAATATATCTGATACCGGAAGTGTATCACTGCCACTAGCGAAGAATTCAAACTCGCCTGCTAGTCTAGGCGTAGCAAAGTTAACATCAGGCAATGCTGGGTTAGGTGCTGATATGGGGTTTTGTCGTACATTAGGTCCGCCTGGACCACCACCACCTCCACATGCTGATAGCAGTGACACACATACTAATGTAGCAAATAGCCTCATAATCTACTCCTTGAGTATTTTAATATTGTGTTATTATAAGGCTACTCGACTAGGCAGTCAAGCCATTTCGAATAGGTTATTAAACTGTGTGTTTGCGTTAAGAGCTTTCTTACCTGAGAATCCTCTGTTTCCAACTACTTGCATCCAGAGTGTACTATGTTTGTCAATGATTTCAAGGCTCTTTTCTTTTGTAGGCTGTGCAAATACTTCATTAATAATGTCTCTGACAGCAGTACCTGCACCCAGATCATTAACTAACATTCTGGGCATTTTACCTTGGTCATATAGTACATTTGAGTCCTGCACCGCTTTAATATGCATCCAAACGTTGTGTGCCATTAATATAGCGTAACTAAAACTATCCCAGGATGTCTTTCCTTCTTTACCAATCTTATTAAGATCACCTTTACCATATATACAGATATCGTTCATCTTTATGCCTTGTGTGACTATGCTATCAGTAAATTTGTCAAACAACTTGTCTTGCATCACTGCTGACGCAAATGGGCGGGTGTCTGTGCTGTACTTCTTGTCATCGACACACGAACTCATTCTATATACCCATTTGCCTCTGTCTGGGTGTTCGTTTACAGAGTAAACTTGTCCGTTTGCTGTTGCTAAGAAAGGTGATGCGCAATCAAAACTGATAGTAAAGTTTGGATTATAGTTTGCCCTAACTGCACGTTGTACATCTGTTAATACACATGCCCATTCTAGTCTACTTGTGCCTAAAATGTGCATCCAGTCATGTATGCCTGTCTGCAATAAATCATCATAGTATAGTGTTACAAGACGTTTTAGGATAAGATGTAGGTCACACATATTCTGACCTCCCATACCCCAACCATTAAAGTGATCGTTAGGATATTGCTTTGGATCACAGTACTTCTTCATTAAACTGTACCAGTGGTCTGCATCACTGTGGTTACTGCCTTGTAATACGTTTAAGAATTTACAGTCACCTGTTCTGTTCTTCATAAAGTATTCATTGTTAAACTGTGTGATGTCCACTGCTTGTTGATAAGTTTTAATATTCGTCTTGGCACTTGCCTTTTTATCGTATACAGTCCAAGTGGGAATGTCAAGCGTCATACCATAGTCACATACAGAGTCCATCCAGGTAAGAACTTGTTTACGTTTTTTACCGCAATCTTTGTCTGTAGTATCAGGCCAGTTACCTTCCCAAGTGCCTTTAGCAATCTGAAAGCCACCTGAGTCACCTACAATAAGATTCTTCTTCTTGTCACGACGTGTCACCATCCAGTCTTTAGGATGATCTTTTGTGACATCTAACACTGCATGCCCTGCACTATATAATGCTTGATTGTAGGTAAACATTCCTTCTTTTTCATTAAGGAAGTTTATACTTTCTACACCATTTTGAAAACTACTGGGCACTCTAGCAGGATCAACGTAGTTGCCTGTTTCCTGTTGTTTGCCAACAAATGTGGCATAGAAACTACTGAGTGCAGGCAAATATACTGCGTAGTCTTTTTGTTTAGCAGATAAGTTGTCTTGTTCAATCGCCATAAAAGTGTACCATGTTATCTATAAATTCGTAATCTTGTTCCATCGCTTTTAATACATTCATATATTCTACATTATTTTCTCTTAATAGTCTATCTAAATGTTGTTTTACTTTGCCGTTCCAGGACCCGCCTGTTGATACATGTACAGGCTTCTCACTTGCTATATTGTTAGGTATATTTAGAATAGTCTTGAAGTATTCTGAAATTTTATAGTTAAGTCCTTGTTCCTGTCTAAAGAACACACATTTTTCTAACGGTACGTGTTGCAAGAAGAACAATTGGCTTTCAGTGTGATCATCAAACCATATACGTTGTGATAGTAAATTTAGTGTTAACGGGTTACTCAAGTAGTCAAATATACCGTCAGGGTCGTTAAAATGCTCTCCAAAATATTCTGCTATGCCACTTAACCATCGGTCATAAGGGTCTCTCATAACTACAATAATTTTTTCGATATCATCAGGTTTAATCATGTCAGTAGGTTCCACTGCAACCCAGTCACCTAACTGTAAAAATCTTGGTTGCCAACCTAAATCCAACACCTGCGTTTTCATAAAACTACTTGCACATTTAGGAGTATTAATATATACAACAGGTTGATCTGGACATTTGTAGCATTGGCCCACAGTGTGACCTAACCTACTGTAGTATGTAAGCCCTATGTTGGGAACATATCCTTCCAGTGTATCCTCTCCATCAGGCTTTACATTTACTTTAATTTTATCTATGTAGTATGTCATTCTTTAGAACCTTATCTATCTTAATGATAGAAGTAAGGACGTCTTCTAAATCTTCTAACCTTACAGCATTAGGCCCATCACTAGCGGCATTATCAGGATCGTCATGTACTTCTAAAAATACACCAGCAACGCCTACTGCTGTTGCGGCTCTTGCTAAGTGTGGTACCATACTGCGATCACCACCGCTTTTACCATCTAATCCACTTGGTTGTTGTACACTATGTGTGGCATCAAATACGACAGGATATCCCATCATTGCCATGGTAACTAGTCCACGCATGTCATTGACCAGTGTCTTATAACCAAAACATGTGCCACGTTCTGTTAACCATATATTATGATTGCCAGTTGACTCTACTTTTTGTACAGCATGCCTCATGTCATCTGGTGCCATGAACTGTGCTTTTTTGATGTTTACTGTTTTGCCTGTTTCGCCTGCGGCTACTAACAAGTCTGTTTGGCGTGATAGGAACGCAGGTATCTGTATAACGTCTACAGTATCGGCTAGTACTGCACATTGTTCTGGTAAATGTACATCTGTTAGGACAGGGACGCCATAACCTTTTTTAACAGCGTATAGCGTATCCCTTCCCCGGTGTATACCAACGCCTCTTTTTCCATTTATACTGGTTCTATTCGCCTTATCAAAACTGGCTTTGAATATCCATTCAACTCCAAGCCGTTTGCATATGGTGTTTATAGATTCTGCCATAAAGTAAGAATGTTCCTCACTTTCTATCTGGCATGGTCCCAGTATAAATTTTACTGGAGAGTCGTTAGATAATTTAATCACTTAGTAAGTGCTGGAATAATGTAGTTGTATTCTGCAATACCGCTGTCTACAGTAATCATAGCCGCACCTTCATCGCTAAACTTAATAGTTTTATCACCTGTCAAGTTAAGGATAGCAGTAATTGGTGCTACGGGCCAAGACCAAGGCTTAGCAAGTTTGCCTTCTACGTCAGCCGCAAATACAAAGTTACCTGCGTGACTTGTTGCTTCACCAAAAAAGAACTTTAAGTCTGAGCCTTCTGTCTTAGCAATAAAACTTGGATGTTCTGCGTTTGCTTGTGTCTGATACTTAAAACGCTGGATGCTTGCATCGTTAGGGCTAAAGTCTACGTTCCAGTTAACACCTCTAAACTTAACTGTTTTAAGTTGCTCTTCCACAATCTCTTTGCTCATAAATCTGTAGTCGTTTTTAAAGTCGCCGTTAGCGTTCTCAAAACTAATACCTGTCTTAACAGTCTCACCGTTCTTTTCTTGTGTACTGATTGAAATCTTAGGATTGTCTTTGTATTCTGGAATACCTAAAATAACATTTAGTTTGCTTAAGTTAGGCATACCAAATGTGCCTTCGAATTCTGCGATAGGTTGTTTAAATGCACCTTGAATAATAACAGTTCTATCTTCAGCAATGGCGTCAACTTTTGTTTCTGTTTTGCCGCCCTGCACTTTGATAGTGTTGACATTACCCAGTGTAAATGTGTGCGATACTAGATCTAGTAAATTATCTTTCATTGAATATTCTCCTTGTAGGATTATTATAGTTGATATTTAGGTGGATTGCAATAGTTATGGTTATATTATTTGATGTTTTCGTCTTGTATAATTCGTTGTAATGCTGTCTCAAGAGTAAGGTTGTATTTCTTTCTATACTCTTTGGCTTTTTCCAACAGATCAGGCCTAGATCTTTGTAGAGCAAAACGTTGTTGCGCATTCAGAGTGGACCTTAGTTCTTCCTGAGATCTTGCTTCGATACTCTTAGTATCTTCATCATCATCTAGTATTTGTATTACTGCTCCCAGAGACTGATGTGCTTTACAGGTTTTTAATTCTCCGTCTACTTGTAACTCAACCCAACTTACTGTAGGATCGAAGTCATGAGTGTCAATAACTTTAAAACCAAGACTTTCAACTAATGGTATAAGCATGTGTTTGGGAGTGTGACACATAAATGCGTTCTCAACCATTTCTGCACCTTGCCAGCGATCACTGTTGTTATAACTAAACATCAGATATCCGCCAGGACGCATAGTTTTTTTAATTTCTATCAAGTAAGATTTTATTGCTTCAAGTGGGAAATAGTTGAATACGTTCCATGCCAACACAAATGCCATTTGTCCTTGAGGCAACATACTCAAATCATAGTCATTGTTAATAAGGTAAGAACGTAGCCTACGTGTTGCGTAAAATTCATTAAAACGATTTTTTGTTGTATCCAAGAACTCTTGATGTACGTCCACGATGTACAAGGGATCTCCAGCAATCATTTGTTCGGTGTACTCACCGTCTCCTGGGCCTATTTCTAGACTAGGATATTGCCAGTTCACATAGCGATAAATCCTACTTTTAATAATTTCCTGTACATTACCATATGTGTATAGCCTCCTAATATCTCTATTTGTTGCTACATCAGCTTTTTTATGTTGAGACTCGTACATCTCATAACTGTCAATAAAGTATTGTTTGCCCCAATCAGATATTGCTTTTTCCAATTCATTTATTTTTTCTAACTTGAAACTGTCTACATTGTTTAATGTTTCATATATTGAACGATAACGTGACTGTAGTTCTTGAAAAAACCCAGCATCAGTAAATCTCTCAGAGTTCAAGGATAGTTGGTGAAGATGTGAGATATTATCTTCTATTTTGGATATAATACCATCACTATTGTGATTTTGAAGATCCAGTTTATACTTTAATAATTGACTGAGACGCATACATAACTATTTATCATACGTCTTTATCCAAAGTCAAACAAGCTATCAAAAGTTGTGGTTATTCCTGTGTGGTCCGGAATGTTCCACCCTAGTACACCTAACAAGTTCTCTACTTTCTGATCAACAATTGTAGACTCCATTAAATCATCATCAAACGGCAAGTCTTTAAACCATTGTGGGATATGCAACTCATCTGTAGGATAACCAACGCTAGTAAACCCTAATGGATTCTGCTTAAGTTTACACACAATAGTTTTCATACCGTCAACAACTTGTGTGCTATAGTTGTCACCATGCATACGTCTAAGGTTGTTCCAGTTCATTGCGGCTCTAACATGACCAGGCATGTTTGCTTTGCCCTGTCGCTTTTCTGCTTCAGTATACTTGGTTAGATTGTTTACACGCTTGGGAGTACCTTTTTCCCATGCTGGACGCTCTCTAAATGCTAATTTAAACTCACGTACTCTGTCATATATCTCTTCTTTTTCAGCACCAGTTAGTGTTGCCAGCAAGATTTCACTAAGGAAGTTTTGTACAACAGGTGGGGTATCACTTCGTTTTAAGTCAAGTCCCATGGCTTTGACCTTACCAGGCTTACCGCCTTGATCGAGTCTAAAACCCTCCATGTCATAAATCAATGCCGCATAACGCTTTTTCTTAATGAATAAACCTTTGGTTGCAGTAATTTCTCTACCACCTTGTATAAGGTCTCCCATGTGCTTTGGGCAATGGAAAGCCTTGGCCATAAACTTAGGAAAACTTTCATTTAATTGCTCTGCTATCTGATCGTAGAGTTCTACTACAATGTCTTTGTTCCATTCCATTTTGCCTGCTTCGACATCGTCTTTAACTGCGGGCCACATAGTAAAGTAAACAGAGTCTGTATCACCATATATAATAGATTCACCTGTGTGATCGTACACACCCATGATACATTCATTTGTGTATGCATCCATGTGTTTTGCAATACTTCTACCAGTTAGTGTAGTCGATTGTCCAATACGTTTGTCAAAGAACCTACAACCTGGATTAAGAATAGCACCATACAAACTGTTCAAGTTAATCTTCTTAACCAACTGACGTTTGTCCCAGAATGCAATGTCTTCTTTGTCAGTTGCATCTTTCTTTTTTGCTTGTAGTTCTTTACGTTCTGCATACCAACGCTCTAGTAAGCCTGGGATAATACCTTTCTTCTCGTAGGTAAAGATAGTGCCGTTTGCACTAAGTATCCAACTGGTATTACTGTCAAACAGCATCTTCCAGAGCTCTGCACCTGTGTGTACAGTACTTTCACCGTTCTCCCAGTCTACAGTTATCTCTGTGCCTGCCTGCATTTCCATAACAGCAGTATACTCTAGTGTTGCGAATAAACCGTCCCAGCTGTCTGTGAAGCTCTTACCTGATTTGCGTTTTTCTGACAAATAACTGTCAGTCATAATAGGACGTAGTTGTCCTACAATAGTTTCTGGTCCCATGTTTAGGGCACGAATAGCACTAGGATACAGACTGTTAATATCAATAGCACCTACCCAGTCGTGCATGCCTTTCTTAGGATGCGCAACATAAGCGCCAGCAGCCTGTGTGGTACCTTGATCGTCTCTGTTTCTATCAGGAACAATCATGTCAAGTTGATGTGCTTCGTTAATAATTGCTTGTTCTGTAACAGCCACAGCACCCATTGTTGTTGGTAGTAGTACTGTGTTATCATGTGCAAGTTCGTTTGCTAGATCCAAGAACCTTAGTTTTTGATCTAGTTTGTGCAGTAGTGCAGTATCCTGTCTGTTATACTCAATAAATGTTTTAAAGTCCTGATTGTATAACTGGTCCAGCGTACCTTCGTATGCTGTTTTACGTTCACCTAGTTCATGTTCGCCAATAGCATCTAGCGAATAACTGTGACGTTCCTCGTAGGTATATTTGCGATAGAGTTGCATGTAATCCATGTGTACTCTACCAATAAGATCAAATGTTACATTCTCTGCACCAAAACGTTCAAATGTACGCTTCTTAGGATACTGACCCCACAAACAAAAACGTCTTGTGTCGTCTTTACTGAGTACTCTGTTAATACGTAGTACTGTGTAGGGAATATCATATCCTTCACTGTTCCAGCCACTTAGGATGTCTGCATCATCAATTAAATTTAAGAACTGATCCAACATGTCTGCTTCTTTCTCAAACATGAATGTGTCTTCAAACTGGTCTGCAACTGCTTGTGCTTCTTCCCAGCTCATACCTTTAGGAGGTACAGCAAGTGTAATTAACTTGCCTAACCAGTCCAGGTATACTGTAATTGCTGTAATAGGATTAAAAGGATCATCAGGCGGACTAAATCCTCTTTTAGGATCAAAGTCAACCTCAATATCGAAAAAGCATGTATGTAGTTTGGGAGCATCTGCACCCAAGTAGTGATCTTCTAGACATCTGTATACAACGTTGATGTCTGATTCCCATAGTCTTTTGCCACCACCTTGTATCTTTTTTTCCTTGTGGAACTCTTTGCCATTACGTGTAGCAAACCTACTTACTGGTGTACCATAGATAGTTCTGTGTTTGCCTTTGGGATCGTCGTAATAGAATACATAGTTGGCAGGAAACTCGTTGTAGAGTCTATCACCGTTAACACGTTCTACAACATGTATCCTGTCTGTGTCTCTGTCATGTAATGCGTCTATGTAACTCATATGTTTATTATACTATAATCAGTGAAGGGAAGTCTATCGAATAAGTTTTCATTTCTTTTTTTGTCCAACATTAGTACGTGCAGAATTGTGTCTTTAAACAAATTACAATTATAATTATCTGTTGTGTATTGTATCAAATGATCTAATAGGTGATGGTCATGGTGGTAATTTTTTAATTCATCCAAACAGTCAATTGCTTGTTGCTTGTATCTTTCATCTATAGCATTTAGTGACAGATGCGGTGGGTAATAAAGATTGTTTAATTTTATGTTAAAATCTTGAAGTTCTTGCATTAGATTTTTTAACGTCCAAATGTTGAGTAAACTTACTGTCACTGCAATGGTTGTTTCTATAGGCCAATGTTTCATAATTTCCAAGTTTTGCTTAACCTTATCCCATTTGCCGCCGTGTCGGAGTATATTGAATTCTTCTCCGACCGCATCAATACTAAGCATTAGTTTTACATGTTTAAACTGTTTCCATATATCAATGATGTTTTTATCTTTAAATTTTGTTACTGTTCCATTGGAATTATAGGATATAACAATGTTTTTGCTGTAGCCTTTTTCTATTAATAGTTCTAACAGTAACCAGTGATCAGGGTTGAGCAACGGTTCTCCGCCGGTGTAGTATATGTACTCTAGTTTATTGTTGACAATTTTTTCTAAATACTGCTCAATGTCTTGCTTAATTATAAAGTCTTTGTTGCCTAATTCTTTATTGAAAAGACTACTGTATTCTGGACCGCACATTCTACATTTCATGTTACAGAGATTTGTATTACGCACATCAAGATATCTGTATGACCTGTCGTCGTACGGTTTAAAATTTTCCCTCATACTTTCTAAGTTGTTTTTCTCAGCATCAATGCAGGACTTGCAAACAGGTTCGGGCTTGCCCGTTCTTATGTCTGCAAAAGGATCGTTAAACAATTCAGATACAGGTTTCCTGTAATCCTTGTCTATCATGCAACACGGCGCAATAGTTCCGTCTGGATGAAATACTACACCGTTTTCTATTAAGCCGCAACGCCAAGACATATTACCACCATCCCGATGCCACACCATATCCAAATACGTTAACAAATCCAAAGTATATTGTCAACATTGTTGGAAATAAAATTCTTCTTCTAATATACCCCAATGCACCTGTTACACTGCCCACAAAAAAAGCAGGATATATTGCTCGCATGTCTGGAGCATCAGCAGTAAACGCTAACATGAAACTAGCACTGACTGTAGATACAAATGCAACTAATTCTAGGTAAAATGCAATGGGGTCACTTTTATAACTGTCTACGGCAAATTGCCGGATAGATTTCAAAGTGTCTTACCAACAGTCTCTAGGATGTGTACGGTTTCTTCGTGATCTTGATTAACTTCGCCAAGTTTTGATTTATGTGCAATTCTAATTGCTTTTTTTAGGACACTGGGTTTAATGTCCATTGACTCTGCTACTGCTTTAACAGTGTCACTGAGACCTGCATTAAGGTCTTCGACTTCCTGCATAACTGCAATACCTTCGTTGATAACTTGGTTAAGTTTTGCTTTTTGCTCGCTGTTGTAAGTCTTCATTAATTTTCCTTTATTAAATGTGTTGGCACTTGACCATAAGGATCACACCTCATAGACAAACAAATTCTGGGTGTTGCTTTAGGATTTATAAATCTATGTGGCACGTCGTTCCTCATCAAAACTGGTTTAGTTAGCTCATACTGTGATATTATAGTAAAACCATCTATTCCTTGTTCTGTAATACATTCATTATACACGTGCCCAACACCTATGTCTACACTTTTTGTTGTCATATTGTCAGGCTGATTATAAAAGAAAGTGGTAGAGCCCTCACAATTGGCCACAGGAAAATTAATACTTAACCCTGCTTCGTCTATGTCTGTATGTATATAATGAGGATCGTCGAATGGGTCGCTAACAAAAAAACACATAAACATTACAGTAATTTTTTGTTCATTTAACCATGCATCTAATAACGGAATGTTGTCAATCACATACTTGTGATCTAGTTTCACAAAGGTTTTGTAGTGACCTTTGAGTGCCTTTTTAACAATCCATTGTAAATTTGTGTCTGTTTGGTAGGTATCTTGAACTTGTTTGACGATTGCATGGTCTACATCTAAAAAATTCCATACCCAATTACTAGGCAAGTTCTTTGCCATACCACTTCTCTCTCCAGTCGTCGTCCCAGTGTATTGTATCTCGAGCAGTATCCCAACCCTTCATAATTTTATATGGTACTGTCTCTGGAGTACACCTAACAGTCATTGATATACGTATACCTTCACCATAATTCGTAAATTTATGTGGTATAGTATTGATACAGATCGTTGGTTTAGTTAATCTATAACTAGTAAGTTTTACCCAGTTTTCACTGTAGCACACCAGTCTTGTTTTTTCATTATACCTGTCTAATATGTGCTGTCTAACGTCGTCATTAGGCTCGTAAAATATAGTTTCAGTATCCTCACCGCAGCCTGACACAGGAAAGTTTATTCCTATACCTGTATTATCTGTATCTATGTGACAGTGATCTATCGTATAATATGGTCCGCTTATCAGGTATCCTAAGTAGTCAATGTCAATGCAGTTTTCTTCTACCCAGGAAGCAAAGCCAGGACACTTACTAAAGATATCTTCAGTTCTCAATCCAAGATATCCGTTGTCCTGTTCATATACTATTTTTTGTACTCGTTTTTGTAAATGGTAATCGTTTTTATAAAAGTTTTTGATTTCGTCTAAGATGTAATCATCTACGTCGATATGGTTCCAGATATACATGTAATTCCTTTATTGATAAAGTATTTACTGGGGTGCAATTGTGCCAGTAGGTTTTATTGTAGAAGAACTACTACCAGGACGTTGCTGTTGTGCGGCTTGCTGGGCGGCTTGTTGTTGCTGTTGTTTACGCACGGCCATATCACCAATACGTCTATATTCGTCTTGAAATTCAGGATGCTGTCCCATACTTGTTACTAACTGTAAGTAAGGTGCATCTCTGTATGTTTTAGAGTCTGCTGACTGCTCTTTTTTAGATATTTTGCTTGCAAGTGCTTTAATAGCGGCTCTTGTACCGGGATCTTGTGTAATAGCCATTATTACTTCTGCATCTGGACCTAGTTGACCTAGGTCCGCATCTGTGGGTTTGTCTGGTAGCGGTCTATTTAAAGGTGCTACCGGTGTCTGATCTTCAAACAGTTCTCTTATAAGCATAATGGTATTTATCTACCTTGTCCTCTATATCTTTTGAAACTTCTGCGTTTAGACTTGTTCATACTTCTAAGCGATACTTTACGCCCATTCCCCTGACTAGTTTTTTTGTATTTTGCTCTAGTTGACCACAAGTCTGTAGCCAGTTGTTTAATTCTTGCCATTTTTAGTCTCCTCGATTAATAAAAATATTTGATATCTGACCACCAATGTTTGCCTTTGCTCATAGCTCGCATCCACCTATCGTAGTCTGCTTTACTTACACCATCAATAATGTATTCTCCGCCACCTTTGGTTCTCATACGGACGCCGGGCTTTCCATTATCAAAAACAAAATAGTCCAAGTCAGTAATCCAACTACTGGCTACTGGCTCTTCACGTATTATCTCGCTTGCTCTCATTTTCTTCTCTGCACTTATCGCAAAAACATTCTGAACAGTAGTCGCAGTCTTCATCCATACAACTATGTCCACAATGTGCAGGATGCCAGCATCCACGGCAAATTGTAATCTCTTCTACTTTTAATGTCATTTGGTTTTAACGTTCTTGGCTGGGCCACGTCTATTTTTGTTTGGATCTTCTCTACGTTTGCGACTAGCCGCCGTTTTGCGACCTTTTTTGCCTAGTGCGTGTGCTTTTGCTTGTGGTAAGCATTTAGGTTTGCCTTCTTTAGAACTGCCTCTTGCACAATCGCCACGTATCTTGCCATCTGGTCCGAAACGTACCCACTTCTCTTTGAACCATTTACGTAAGTCCTCGGTAACTATTTCAGCGACTTTCATTATTTTTTGCTCTTGTTGCCCCAGTTCTTAGCACCTACTTTACGGCACTTTACTAATGCACCACTTGCGTATGCACTGGGCCATACTTTGTAACGACTTTTAACTTTGTGATAACATGCGTCTTTTTTACCAGCCGCTTCATCAAACTGTTCTTCAGTCATCATTTGTGAATTATCAAATTTTTCAAATGCTTCTGCTACTTCGTCTTCTTTAACTTCACCTACAAGTTTACCTTGAAAAGGATGCTTGGTATAAGGACCATCATACTTAGGCTTGCCTTTACTAGGCTTGTCAGTACCTTTAACCTGATCTTTGTGACCAGAGCTAATTTTGTCCATGCCTTCTAGGATTTTGTAGATATCGTTGCTCATTATCGCTTGATAACCTTTTTCTTAGCGCCTAATGGTTGAACAACTGCGGCTACTGCGCCTGCTGTAGTAGTCTCGCCTAAGTCCATTTCTGTTTCAACTTCAGGCTCAACTGCTTCCACTGGCATCTCACCATTAGACAACATTTCATATTCTAAGTAATGCTTTACAGCACTTAAGTAATCACTTGCTTTAGTAATCTTTGCTTGTACCCATGCTTCTAATCCTTGCTCTTCACTAACGCCTTTAAGCATATTGTGTAGTTCAATAGAGTACTTTGCACACTTGTATAACTGTCCACGAGCCATTTGAATCTCATGATCCATTTCGCTCTTGGCAGCCATGTCGCTTAGGATGCCTTCTTCAATAATGTCTTTTGCTTTCATTTTAATAACCTTTTTTGTATTTATGCTACTGTAAACTTCAACGTATCTGTTTCTTTACCGTCAACCCATATGTTACGTAACTCAAATGTTCCTAGTTCTGGGTGTAGGTTTTCTACTACAAACTCATGCTCTCCCAATTCTACTTCAACTTTGGACAACTCACGCACAAATGCTTTACGGTTATCAAAAGTGTATGTACGTTCTGTTAGTAAATCACCATCACAATATAATCTATATGTTGGCGGTGCTTTTGACCACTTGCAGTACAAATCAAACTGTATGTCTACTACTTTCATTTGCGCATTATAGCTCTAAAGATAGCACTCTCTCCTACTTTAGGTTTAAAAGTACTTGTGTTCATATTTTTTTGTACACCTACGCCGGTAGCCATAGGAGCCGCTGTGTTACGTGCCGCTTGACGGCGTTGTTCTTCAGCTTTACGTTTTGCTTCTGCCTCTTGACGCTGACGCTCCTGCTCTTGTTTTTGTTTTTGAGCTTGTGCTTCCTGTTCTGCCTTTTGTTTAGCGGCAGCCGCTTCTTGCTCTGCTTTCCTAGCATCTGCTTCTGCTTTTTGTTTTTGTAGGTTTTGTGCTTGTTGACTTGCGTTATTTTTACCTAAGTTCGTACCAGATTGTACTGCTTTTCCAATTGCACTTTGAGCATCACTTACGTTAGCAGGTGGAACATTAGCCTTAACAGGTTCGTCTCTATTAATAGACTTGTCAACAATAGGTGTCATACCTTTTTGTAGTTCGGCCATGCTAGGTGCTTTAAATCTAATAGCATCTAAAGCGGCATCACGTTTCTTTTTATCTTCTGGTGTTCTAGCAGACATACCAAGTATCTTACTAACTTCTCTCGCCTTAGCAGGATCTACAAGTTGTGTGCCACCTTCAATACCACTTAACTGTTGCTGATGCTTAATGTCTAGTAGAGATCTTGGCTTTAATGATTCTGGGTCCCTTGCAGGAGGCCCACTACGCACATTAGCGTTTTTATTCATGTTTGCTTGATTTCGCTTACGCTTTTCATGATCACCAATAACTTTTGCTTTCTGACTGTCACTTAGTTTGTTAAAGATTCTAAGTTCTTCACCTGTGTACCCTGGATTAGGATAAGGATCAACTTTAGGTGTTGCGCTTACTGTTGCATCAACTTCTGCCCCTTGCCCATAACCACCACCTTTGCTAGTTGCTCCACCTGTTGACGCTACTGCACCACTATATGAAGTTTTAGCGGCTGTAGTAGACTTAGGCTCTTCTGGTTTTACTTCTGGTTCTACTTGTGGTCTCTTGTCTAGAGGAGTAGGATCTACTTTTTTCTTCTCATCGTCTAATGTGCTTGTTCTGTCCCAAGCACCTTCACCTTTTTCTGCATCTTGTCTGTCAGCTTCGGCTTGGTTTTGCTGGAATTGTTCACGTTCTTCGCCCTCAGGCTTCTGGAACATGTTTATACCAGTAGTGTTTCCTGCTTTTACATCATCAATAGTACGCTGAGCTTGGTCAGGATTCCCTGCACCAGACATCCAGGTTACGCCAAGGTCTACCATGTCCTGTCTAACCTTCATGTTAGCGTCAGCCTCCTTTCTAGCGGCTGCCGCAACTTCTGGTTTGCCTTCTTTTTCTGCTTGTGCGGCATATCTATAAGCTCTAGCCGCATCTAGTTCTAGCTCACCTACTGACTTGTTACCTACAAGTGCAGGATCTGGTTTTCTGCCTTCTTCTTTGGCTTTTTTAATTTCTAAGTCTTCTTTTTCTTTTGCTTTTAAAAATTCCAACTGCTCTGGTGTCATACTACCACCACCGTCTGACGTCATGCCAGGATCTTTAATAAATGCTATTGCACGTTTCTTAACATCTATCTCACGTTCTAGCTCTTTCTTCTGTGCGGCGACTTCTTCTTCGCTTTGGCGTTCGCCACCAAATGCATCTTCAGTTCCTGCGTATTCTAGTTCTGTTTGTAAACGCTTTAGTTCTGCTTCTTCTTTTTCTAGTCTATCATTGTTTAATGATTCCTTACCTCTCTCAGCGTAAGTTTTGCTTAGTTCTTCTGCCTGCTTGTCTTGTAATGCGGCATCTTCTTCGCTACCAAATGCATCTTTTACATCATCGTACTCACTGGCGGGTGTAGGAGTTGCTCCTGCGGCATCTGCACCGCCTACTTCAGAATTAATAGCATCGTCTTTTGCTTTTTCTTTTTCGATCTGAGCAGCCATAGCCTTATCAGCAGGTGTTTCGCCGTCTTTATCCAATCTACTTTGTGTTGCGTCAACAGCGGCCCTGTTCTGTCTCTCAGGACTTATGTCTCCAGCCTTGTATTCGTTCTTGGCTACAGACTGCATTGCCTTATCGCCACCTAGTGCTTTAACATTTTGCAGAATGTCATTCATTGCTTTACCATCACCATCTTTCATGGCTTTCTGGAATGCTGTTTGTAGTGTTGCTATTGCGTCTACATTTTGCTTAGGCTCTTCTTCTGCTTTAGGTGTTGCGGAAACTGTTGGTTGCTCTGCTTTAAGTTTTTCTTGTTCTTCAGGCGGAACAACTTTTGCAATTTGTTTTTTGGTAATTTTTTCTTGCTTTAAAATTTTATCTGCATACTCAGGGTCAGTTGCATAACCTGCTTTCTGTAGAGCAGCCATGTACTCTTCGCTATTCTTTGCATCGAATACACCTGCTTCTGTATACCTTGGGTTGTTCTTAATAAAATCTACATAATCATCTACAGCATCATCTAAACTGTCATACGATCTAAACTTATCTTTAATGTTTACTTTCTTACCATCTTCGTATTCGTGAGTGGCAACTTCTTTACTATCACCTTTGTATCCTTTGTTGGCTTTAAGGCCAAAAAAGTTGTTATTACCTGAAACTTTAGACCCCCACCCACTTTCGAATCCCCACTGGGTTACTAATAATTCAGGTGGAATCTGTAAGCCTAGTTTGCTAACAGCCTTAAGAGCCATGGGATACATCTCTTTATAGTATTCGTCTCTGTTTTCAAATGAACCATCTGCTCTAGGCGACTCAGTAAGACCTAATGCTTTACGATTCTTTTTAGGAGTATCAGGTCTTACGTCTTTGGTAAGACTGTGACTATATCTTGGGTCTTTTGCTTGTTTTTTGCTGGCTACTACGCCAACACCGTAGGATTCTTTAAAGAGTTCAAAAATGTTCATGTATGCACACCATATCTAATATATAGTGTATTTATTACATGTTTTCCAAAAGCCAAATATAAAAAGGTGAGGTAAATTTGAGGATATATGTGCCGTTCCAGCCCAAATCGACACATTCTTGTAGTGTTTCATGCTGTCTTGTGTCTGTTGGAACAAATGTGCTACATGTGTGTTTAATATGCTTTAGTTCTATGTTATCTATGCTGATAGAACTAACATGTAACTGCATGTCTTTTAGTATTGCTGTCTTATCTTCGTTTTGTACGCAATCACTGTTTTCCTTGTTAAGTAATTTTATACCTAATGTGTGCTCTCCTTCTGAGAGTTCCTTATAAAAACTTTGATTATCTTGTTGGTCACAAACTAATTCAGATACAACAACTTCATCATCTATTAGAATACTATACATTGGTTTTTTGTCCCAATGTGTAGACTTTAATGTTATATCGAATCTTAAATTTTCGCTACTCATAATATAACATGTCGTCCTTTTTTAATTTAATGAATTCTTCGCTTAGTGCCACGGGATAGGTAAAGAACAGGTCTAATTTTTCACCTTTTACTATTTTTTTGTTTTTGCAAATAGTAGTAAGTTGGTTTCCTTCCCAGTCTTTAACCGCTAAATCAGATAATAATTCCATGAAGTCAACATGTAATTCATCTACCGCCTCTAGTGTTATTTTATTACGCCCCCAGATTACTCGTAGTTCAACATCTAACTCATCGCCCGATACCGCATGACACTCTTTGGTTTCTTTGCCGAACAATACGTTAAAATAACCAGTAGAAGATAGTCCCATTTTAACAATAAAGTTTCCTCTAACTATGTGTTCTATATTCATATATTCCTACGTGTCCTAAATCAATGCCTTTGTGTATCCAGACTTTACCACCTATTGCTCTCCAGCGTAGGCAAAATGTCCAATCTTCACTCAAATAATAACCTTCTTGACTGATGTCCGTGTCGAACAGAGCATACAAATAAGGCTCATACTGCGCACCTAGTCCAACGTGTTCTTTATACTTAGTTTTAGGGTACGCTTCAATCATTTTATCAAACACTTGTCGTTTAATAAGCATAAACCCTGTGCCTGCTGTACTTACTTCTACTAGATCACCTTCTGACTCACCGTCGGTCAGTTCGTTAATAACAAGTTTAGGAGGCATTTGTTTTACAGGATAAGCACCGCAACATACATCTTTGTCTGCCATTATGAGTTTAAATATATCACCAGGTGTAAATCTTATATCTGAATCTATAAACATCATGTGTGTGGCATTGGTGTTATGTAAAAATTTACCAGCAAGATTGTTTCTAGCTCTGGGTATAAGGCTTTCGTTGCCCATAGTGTCTAATGTCCAATTAAGACCTGACTTACTTGCTTCAATTAAAAATTGCAATAAACTTATAAAGCATGACTCGTGCATCATGCCATTAAATGCTGGAATAGCAATATGAAGGTAAACCTTACTTAGGTCTTTCATGCTACCATCTTTTCTACTAGTCTGTTCAACTTGTCTTTTTTACTGCTTAAAAACAGTTCTTGGTTGTGCTGTAATACAGGTTGCATTTGTTTCATAAGTCCTATATGTTGTTCGTCTGATAACTGTGTTAGTTGCCATACTAACTTAAACACATAATACATTCTTTTCTCGTCATTTACAACCCTGTCATAGTCTTCATTTATCCAGTTACCAAACGTTTTATAACCCATCTCTTTAAGTAGTAACAAACTACCAGGTGGGCCTAGTATTATAAAAGGCTGTAAGTTGAGTATTGGCTTAAATGTTTTTTCTGTTAAAAATGCGGTCCATGACGCAAAGTGTGTTTCAGCAACTACGTGCCAGTAGGCATCTTTATAAAACTTTTCTTCTATGTGCTTATGATCGTTGTGTTTGTCATCTGTCAGGTAGTCAGCATATATTGGCAAGTGCATACCAAAATTGTCTAATACTCTTGTAGGATTCGTAAACCACTTTTTCCAGGAAAATATAGGATCTTGCTCTTCTACCACACTTAGTGTATTGTAATTCTGATTAGTGTAACTAAAATATGCATCGTTAGTAAGACCATGATAGTGTAAACTGCCTGCAAACAAACGTCTAAAAGGTTTGTCCATTCTGTTAAGTAACGTAAACTTTTTACTACGTTTATCTAAACTTACGTCCTTAACATAGTTGGATCCATTTAAATGCAAGTATCTATAATACAACTCATCATCTGGGGCATAATAATATCCAGGCATGTCTGTTACTAGTGCGTTTGCACACACCATTTTAATTCTTTTACGTGGAATGCTATATTGATCACTTAGGATAGTGAGGTGTCCTGATATATCTATCATAACATCGTCACCTTCGCTATAGTAAAACACAATAGTTAGTGCATGTTCTCGAACTTTTTGTAAAGTCTCTGGCCTAATTAATGCAAAAAAGTCTATGCTTTTATCGTATATGTTTAGGTTGATAGGATAAATGCCATCTGCACCCTGGTAGTCATCTATTAAGACTTCCTGGTAAGGTATATTTTCAACATCTAAGTAACGTAGGAATCTAAACTCAAAACTATATGGTGGTTGAATACACAGATCCCACCATGCTTTTGACTTAGGTTCGATGTCAGTGCGCTGGACAAGGTTAGGCACGAAGCCTGCATCGCCCTTGCGATCATATACTACAGTTAGCATTAACTATTAATTTAAATATTGAACTTTGGTTATTGTACCGGCTTCGAAATTAGTTACGTTGGCACGTATCCACACAAAGTTACCTGTAAAGGTAAACGTTGTTGCTGTGTTTTGCACTGCACTATCATCACCTAATACTGCTCCACTAACATCAAACCAATCTGCTTCTACAGGACTTGTTGCTAGTGTTGCTTGTATCTGTATGGTTGCTTCTAAGTTTGTTGGAAAGATAGCCACGGTGTGTGAACCGTCTGCATACCCGTAATATCCATCGCCCTTGTGTTTGTCACTACTAAAACTTAGGCTACTGCCATCGTAGTTTCCCACTGCAGAACCAAACGTTGTACTAGGAATAAGTGTAACTGTTTTCTTTGCCATTAATTTTTCGCTATCTCAACAATGACACCATCACCGACGAGTTCTTGAACCACTGCTTCAAGCGAAGCGGCAACTTCCTCAGGTAATAGTACCTCATCAGGATCACTATCCTTTTTGAGCTTGCTAAGTGCAATTACGACATGTTGTTCTTGAATTTTTGCCATAGTGTACCTCTATAATACAGTTATTTATGCTTTTTAGGCACTAACTTGTAAACTTGTTTAGCACTACACGCATTGGGGCATATTAAATTAATAAAATCTAGTATTCCTACATCATTACAGTAGAAGTATGCAACTGTGTGCCAAGCATGCCCTCTAACAGCAAGCTCATGTTTAAACGAATCTGTATAATATACGTTTTCTTTGCCTAGTGTTTGTAAATATTGTAAAATTTGTGGACCATGTAATCTTATATGTGGGCTTAGAGTAACAAATACTTTATACTTGTATTCTATTTTACTGTTTAGTATGACATTTGGTTTAAGTTCTTTAGCATGATTACTGTCAAAAATACCACTTACTTCTAGTAGGCACTCTCGTAAACAACTTTTTGGTAGTTTTTTTATGACTTCCTGTAATACAGCCTCGTCTTCATGATACAGGCTAACATATGGTTCTTCTACTCTAAACTGTATATCAGATTCTAATTTTGCTTTTTTAAGTATTTCTAATACTGTAGGACGAGCTTTGTGAATAGATATTCTTTCCTGTCTAGACAGTATACGATTTTTTATGTGTGGGTTTATAAAATACTCACCGCTTTTTTCTTCTGCATGTATTCTTCTGTTAATGTATTGTACTGCGTCAATATCTCTATAACGGTGGCCTAGCCAACTTGAAAGATAGTTTCCGCCAGGTGCATATAATTTAACCTTGAAGGCATACTTGTTCCAAAATAACTTATTGGTAGGTTTAAGTTTAACCTTTGGGTTTAAATTGATCCAGTACAATGAGTCCATCTTTTTTCACTGAAGGTAACATCATTTTTCCGTTAACTTCGAATAACAGTGCTCCTTCTTCATTTACATCTACTTTAATTGTAGTACCTGCACTTATGTTGTCAAACAGTATTTTTTTAGAAAGAGGCACTTTAATCTCTTCATCAATCTTACGAGCCAGCGGTCGAGCTCCCATTTTGCTATCAAAGCCATGTTTTATTAACCAGTCCACACATGCTTCGGTAACATTTATCTTAATGTGCTTGTCGCTGATAAGTTCGTTAAGATCATTAATAAATTTAGCAACAATTTTACGCATAGCAATGTCTGTTAGTTTACTAAATTTAACTGTTGCATCTAATCTATTCCTAAACTCAGGTTTAAAGAACTTCTTCAAGGCTTTGTCATCTTCCGTAGTCTTTTCCAGGTCTCTGCCAAAGCCAATGTTGTTAAGTTCGTTATCTGCGGCTCCTAAGTTAGATGTCATCAATACAATAGTGTTTCGACAGTCTGCACGTTTGCCGTTGGATCCTGTAACAAAACCTTCGTCCATCAAACTTAGTAGTACGCTGTTGATATCTGGGTGTGCCTTCTCTATCTCGTCAAACAAGATAACAGCATTAGGAGACTTTTCTATTTCTCTTATTAATAAGCCACCGCCTAAGTTGCTATCTTCGTAGCCTACATATCCTGGAGGCGCACCAATAAGTTTTGCCACACTATGTTTCTCTTGATATTCACTCATATCAAAACGTATTAACTTCATACCCATGTGTTCTGCTAGTAGTTTAGCAAACTCTGTCTTACCAGTACCTGTTGGTCCTAGGAACAAGAAGTTTCCAATAGGTTTGTTAATAGTTTTAAGTCCTGCTCTTGCTACATAAATCTTTTCAAGTACTGTATCTACCGCTGTGTCTTGCCCATACAACCTGGATTTAATGTTGTCTTCTAGGTTCTGTAGTCCTGTATTTGTTTCCTCTGATCCAATTTGGTCAATAGGAATCTTTGTAAACTTACTAATCAAGTCTACTATATGACTTTTACGTAGCATATAGTTAGGAGTTTTAATTTTTAGTTTAGCACAGGCAGTATCAATCAAGTCTAATGCTTTGTCAGGCAGTTTCTTATCGCTTTGATATCTTACACTAAGGTCAACTGCTGACTCAATAGCCTCATCACTAATCTTGCCTTTGTGAAACTTTTCAAATCCTTCTTTTAGTCCGAATAAAATATCTTTAGCAACTTCAGGGCTTGGCTCCTCTACTGTTAGTCTATGGAACCTACGCATTAGAGCTCTGTCTTTTTCAAAACTTTGTGTAAATTCTTCCCAAGTAGTTGATGCAATAACTTTTATATCACCTTTTGCTAGTGCTGGTTTAAACATCTCTGCAAATGATACTCCACTGCTACTACCTGCACCCGCACCATGCATCTGATGTGCTTCATCAATAAACAATATTACATTGCCTTTTTCTTTTATGCTTTCTAGTACCTCTCTAACCTTCTCTTCGAACTCTCCTCTATACTTAGATCCTGCAAGTAGAGTACCTACCTCCAAATTAAGTACTGAGAAAGGTAGCAAATAATCAGGACAATTATGAGATTTTATCTTAAGTGCTATTCCTTCAGCAATTGCAGTCTTACCTACACCTGGATCACCTACCATTAAAATGTTAGACTTATTCTTTTTAGCAAGTACATTAAATATTTCATCTGTTTCTGCATCTCTGCCTATTACAGGGTCTATCTTATCTTGTTGTGCAAGGGCTGTAAGATCAGTGCAGTACTCTTCTAATATTTTGTCTGCGTGTTGATGTTTTGCTTTATTGCCCTTGCTGTCTGTATAGTTCTCATTGAAGAACTTAACTAGTTTTGTTCCGTCGATACCATACTTTAATAAGAAATATGCCGCATGACTGTTTGTTTCCTGTAGTATACTAATGAACAAATCTATGGTCTGCATATGAGCTCGACCACTAAACATTACTTGTGTAAATGCACGATTAAACACACGTTCTAGTGCGTAAGTTTTTTTAGGGCTTAGGTCTCCACCTTCCTGTATAAGTTCCTGTCTATCTTCAAGATAGAGTTTAACTTCCGCTACTAAACTCTCGTAGTCGCACCCATATTCAAGTAACATTGTCTTAAAATTATCGTAAGTTACTAATGCTAGTAATAGATGCTCTATGGTCACATACTCGTGACCCATGTCTTTAGAGTAGTCGGTTGCCTTTGCAATAATTGTTTCTATTTCAGGATTGTGTGCTAACATCTAACGCCTTTTTTAAGTTCTCAATTTGTGTTTTATCGTTTATGTTCGGTATTTTTATATTTAATTCTATAATTAAGTTACCTCTATAATTACAATCTGTATCTCGCCATAAGCCTTTGTTTGGAATGTTAAACTTTGCCTTACTTTGTGTTCCAGCAGGTATAGTTATATTATAGTAGGTTCCATCTAGTCCTGCAACCTGTACTTTGCCACCTTTTATAGCAGTGGCAAGGTCACAACTTGCTTTAGCCATAACATCTATTTCCGTTACTTTTACAAACTGATGTGTATTAGCATGTCGTATGTAAACGTACAAGTCTCCTCTGGGCATAGAGTCAAAAAAGTTGTCTCCTAGCCCTGGATACTTAACTCTAACATTACTTTGTACACCGGCAGGTATCTGTATTTCTACTTCAGTATCAGAGCCTTTGCTGGTCTGTAATCTTACAGTTTTTGTTTGTGATTCTATAAGTTCTGTTAAAGGCACTTCAACAGTGATCTTCATGTCTCTGTTGCGTTGCTGTCTGGGACGTTGCTGTCTACGATTTCCAAAGAAGTCAAAGATATCTCCCATGCCACCTTGATCAAAGATATCATTAAATGCTTGATTAAAATTAGCATTATTGAAATTTTGATTTTGACCGCCAGCATCATACATTGCCCGCTTGTTTGGATTACTTAGGGTGTCGTATGCTTCTTGAAGTTTGGTGAACTGATCCTTATCACCGCCCCTGTCAGGGTGGTGCCGCATTGCTTGTTTACGGTAGGCTTTTTTAATATCGTCTGCAGAAGCAGTACGATCTATGCCCAGAATCTTGTAGTAGTCCATGGGCTTATTATACTACGGATAAAGCAGGTTTGTCAATTATCCTGCTTTACCGTCTCTCTTTTCCATTGTACGACCAAATGCTGAGATACCAAGTACCGCACCCATTGCAATATGGAAGAAACCTGCACCTTGTAGTGTTAAGGGCATCCATTGTTGTGCTACTGCTCCGCCTTCGTCTGCTTGTGCTAGTGTCCATAGTACAGGTCCAACAATAAAATCAAATATACATACCGACATGTACATCCAACCCATTGCTGGTCGCCACTTGGTTTTCATCCAATCGTCTTTTTTTGCTTCTGCCATTAGTTATGTCCTGGTGCTTTTACTTCTACAAACATCTCGTGCTTGCGTTTAACAGGGTTAAACTTACGAAACTTTACCTTTTGACCTTTTAAGTTTTTGGTCTTTTGTAAAGTATAGTGATACGTATGACTGTCTCGAGTCTCACCTTCTGGTATTAGATATACAATGTCTTTACGTTTTGTTGCCACTTATTTTTCTCCTTTGAATGCCGCACTTTGTTTGCTAGTACCTGCGTATAGACCAAACCATGCCGCACCCGCACCTACTACAACTGAGATAAGTGCTGACTGTTCCATGTTGGGAGCATCAAGTCCCATAAACCAGTTTACTGTTCTGTATAGTAGTACAATATAAACTGTTAAGAATAGTCTTGGAAATATACGCCAACTATCTACTGCTCTTGCTAAGTCAATCCACTTTTGATATGGATTAACTTTTTGCTCTTTGTTTACAATAGGATCAATCTCTACTTCGATATTAATCTTTTTTGTTTCTGTTCCCTCTTCAGCCATGTCTGCTCCTATAAAATAAAACTTGCGCCTGTTTTAGCCCAATCGAAAATTTGTGCTAATGCGGCTTTGCCTTCAAGGTCTTTACACTCTGCGTTGATAAATTGCTCACGCTCTACGTCTGCTAAAAGTTCTTTATACTCGTCTTCTGAGATATCTTTTGCTTCTAACATTTGTGCAAGTTCCTCTAATTTTCCAGCAACTTCTTTAAGTGCGGCATCATCGCCTGCCTTAATATCCTTTACAACTCCATACATTTCAGTTAATGTCATAGTTCTTTATCTCCAATTGCTTCCTGTATCTGTGCGGCACTTGCGCTTAGTGACTTCATTTTCATTTTGCAGTATGCGGCACTAGGTGCTTTACCACCTTTGCTGTACTCCATGTACTTGTTACCCAAACCATCTGCAATGTCATAAAGTACTCCGGTTAGTTCAATAACGTCTTTGTTTTCGTTCCTGTTAAAACTATAGAGTTTAAGTTCTCTAGATGCGATCCAAATCATATTAGCAAAACTACCTGCTTGTTCTGGGTCATCGCAATAGTTACGTGCTATTTCTGCTGTTGCACTTACTTTGCCTGCCAGTAAGTATTCGTTGTTATCGAATTTAGCCATTGTAGCGGCATCGTAACCTGATTTGAATAGTGCGCAACCACTCAGTAAAGTTACTACAAGTAAACTTGTTATTAATCTCATGCAATTAACCCTTGTTTATAAACTGTCTTACCGTTCTCTTTCATAGCAGTAAGAATACTTCTACGTTGTTCGCCATCTGAATTGTAACTTACATGCACCCAACCTGAGTCAGGAATGCCTGGTGTGTAAAACTCTAATATAACTTGATCAAAGTCTGTGTTGTCCACAATCCATTGTGCAACATCTGCGTTAGGAACACCTGGACATTCAATGTCAGCGGCTTCACCTTTACAATGCTGAGATGTTTTAGATCCACCGACTGCTTCGTTTAGTTTAGGTCCACGGTACCCACTGTT